AACGATTACAACGTAATGAAATTGGCACAGGGATCAGTTTCAAACGGCACACTAAAAATAGCCGGAAGCGTGAATGGCTTAACAGCAGCTTCTGCTTCATATTATGCAACTTTAATTTCAAGAGGTTGGACAATAGATGTCCCATCTCCCTAAAAAATAGAACTATGAAAACACTAAAAAAAATCATCCTTTGGATTTATGCAACAAACGCGGACAGACACGTATTTTTAATAGGAACACCAGTAGCATTATTGTTTTTGAAGCTTTTGTTTCTAAGTGATTCATTCAGATACAACACCCACTTTTTATTTCATGCTTTTGTGGCCGCTATTCCTGCAGTACTTGCCGGTTATGCTTGGGAAAAGTTTCAGAAGAAACAATTCAATGCCACCATGAATGAACTAGACATTTGGATTTGTGGTTTAGGAGGACCAATAGCAGTAATTATTTTAAATTTTCTATAAACTATGCAAAAATTCTTTTCCCTCAATTTAATCGAGTTTTACGAAGCTTTTAAATTTTCGGCAATAGTTGGCTTGATACCATCCTTTTTCTTTCCATATATAGATGTGTGGGTGAATGGTAATATTGATTACATACGTATCGCATTGGGTATTGTAATTGTCGATCATGCTTTAGGTTCGTTGGTACATTCAAGAATTTATAAGAATGATTGGGATTGGAAAAAGAATATTACCGGCTTTGGAATTAAAATCAGTATGGTTGTGGCTTTTGGTTTTATCATGGAAGGATTGGCACACATAACCATTGCTGACGATTTTATTTATAAATACATAAAAATGACAGGTCGCATTTTGGTTTGTTTATATCCGGGAATGTCGGCTTTGCGAAATATTAAAATTATAACCTACGGTAGGTTTCCACCCGATGCCTTGATAGGTAAATTGGAAAACTTTAACCGAGATTTAGATTTAGAAAAACTTAAAAAAGGAAACGATGCCGAAAGCAATTAACGTAAAAAACTTATGCCTGCATGTTTCTGCAGGTTATTCAAAAGTACCGGGAATAGAATTGTTTTGGAAAAACACTTTGAAATGGTCTGGCAAAGGCTATGCTGTAATTATTGATGTAGATGGCACAAAATATTTTTTAGACAACCCGTCACAAACACACGGATACACAACTACATACAATAATGGCAAATGCTTTGGTTTTGTTACCAACGGAGTAAAAGGCTTCAATGAATCAATCATAAGCATTTGCACCATTGGTGGAATTAAGAATCTAGGCACTAAAGAAAAGCCCATTTATAAAGGCGTTGACACTCGAACCGATGCACAAAAAAAAGCATTAGATGAAGTAATTCAATTGGCTATCACCTGGTTAAAAGCGAACGGAAAAGACATCACTAAAGATTTAGGTATTGTTGGCCACCGTGACTATTCTAAAGACGGAAACAACAACGGAGCCATCGAATCATGGGAACGTATTAAAGAATGTCCGTGTATTGATGCGATTGAAGAATACGGCTACTTCTATGGAAGTGCAGACCGATATGGGAAATTACCAACTCAAAAATAGAATTGTTTCCCTTATTAATGAGGTAAACATAATGTAAAGAATTGATTGTAAAATAATTATAACACTTAAAAAACAGCAATATGCCAAATGTAATGTACAACTCGGCTAAAAGAGATTTTCTAAAAGCCGCTATCAACTGCGAAACCGACACCATAAAAGTAATGTTGGTTGGTGCGGGTTATGTTCAAAATATCGACACGCACACAAAGCGTTCAGATATTACCAATGAAATAGTTGGAGCAGGCTACACTGCAGGCGGTGTAGTTTTAGCAAACAAATCAGTTACGATTGATTTAGCAACAAACAAAGCAATTTTCAATTGTGATGATCCGGTAATTCCAAACGCAACAATTGCAGGTGCTATTGGTGCTGTAGTTTACAAATCAAGAGGCGGAGCAGCTAGTGCTGACGAATTGATTTGCTACAATGAATTTGCAGCTCCTGCATCAAGCACAAATGGAAATTTTGTTGTTAACATAGCCACTATTGGGGTATTACAATTAGGATAGTTATGAAAATAGCAGTAGAACAAGTATTCAATGGTTCTTTAGACCAAGTGGCAGTGGGCGGAGCCTATGATGCTACTAAAATAAATAGGGGAAAACATAGTGGACAATATAATTTAGGTTCAGGAGCTATTGATAAATTCATTGGTCCTTGTCCTTTAGGAGTTGCCAATTTTGGTGAAAGCTCGTTGGCTATTCCTTCTCAATTTGTGCATCCTATTAAAATTACTGATGATTTGTTTTGGATTTTTGGTTCAGATGCTGCTGTAGCCGCAGCCACAAGAAGGGTTCAATTATGGACTTTTGTTCCTTCAACAAATACTTATAATTTTCAAGGTGCAATAAACTGTACTTTTCCAACAGCAACAAACCATACTGTTAGAGGATTAAGAGCAATTTTGCATAATGAAACTACAGGTACGGTTGCTGTAAGTGGTACAGCCGTAACAGGAACTGGAACTGCTTTCACAACAGGATTATCAGTTGGCTCTCGAATTGGTTTTGGCTCAACAGATCCAAACGCAATTGTAACTTGGTATCAAATACAAGCTATTGGTTCTGCAACTGGAATAACGTTAACAACTTCTGCAGGAACTATTTCAGCCGGAACTCCTTACGTAATTCAAGATTTAATGGTTGTACAGGCTACAACAAACGCTACAGTAACCAATGGAGGTTTATTTGTTACCAAAGGATTAAGATTTGAGGACTTTAATTCACCTGCGACAAACATTCCTACTGCTACAACTGTCGATAAAATTAAAGCAACCTATTGGTTAAAAGATGCTGCAACAATCACCAATGATGTTATTGGAGGGTGTGCATTAGGAGAATTAACTTCATTAACTGAGCAATTCGTTTATTGTACAGAAGGTGCTGCTACTTCATTAATTATTTATAAATACAATATCAGAGCAGCTCTTACTCCAACATCCGGAGCTTTTGTATTAACTGGAGCTAATCTTGTAATTACCGGTGCACAAACAGTAACGGGAAATATTTCCCAATTAAATAACGGTAGAGAGGCAACTCTTAATCATGGTTCAGGTGCGGGAGTTGCTAGTATTTATGCTTTAACAACAACTAGAGTTTTAAGAATACCATTGGCAAATGTTACAGCAGGTAACACAACATTCGTCGCTGATTCAATGTCTGAAGTTCCTCCGGGAGGTGTAGTCACAAATATTTCAACAGGAGGATTTGTATCAATGGATGTTTCTCAATCTCTTGATAAATTAATATTAGTATCTGCTGTTTCTACAGGGACTATTTATATTACAGATTATTATACAGGAGGACAACAGATAGACAGAAGAAGCGGTTGTTTAACTCCTCAAGCACCTTCTTCATCAAGAGATACAGACAGTCCAATTTTCATTCATAGCGTTACAAGTAGCGTTCCTTTTATTTGGGCAGAGGATGGTTGGTTGTTCTACTTATATACTCAAGCGATAACGCAAACTATAAACGCTATGACTGCGTATCCTTTAGCTGCCGATTTAGAATTTGAGTCCGACACTACCAATAGAATTATTTGCCCTAAAATAACGCTTGGAGCCGCTCCTTCAAAACTATACAGAGCATTGGTTAATTCATTAACAAATGTTGGTGACAACACGATGGGAGTTTCTCCAGACATGTATCTTTTAGAAGTACGCACATCAGGAATTGATGATAATTCCGGTTCTTGGACAGCAGTTCCGCAAAACGGAGACTTATCTGGGTTAGGCGTGCCAACAGACATTCAGTTTGCTTTCAGATTCAGAACTGCAGGTGTCATCATGTTGCCAAACAGAATTTTGTCATTAGCATTGCTATATGAAAGCGATGATGCTCTTCCTTCTCAGTACCGATGGAACTATGCCGATTTCAATACAACTAACGGAACATTTGCATGGGTGCAAGCTGTTTTGTTTGGCGGAGCTTTAACCACGCACACAATTGAAATTTACAGAGCCGATACCAATGCTTTAGTATTAACACAAGCAAGTTCAGGAACAACCAACGGAGCTTTTGAAAATTGGAATGGTAGTGCTTGGGTAGCAGGTCTTGGAGCGGACACAGTAGGCAGAAGGAGAAGATTTGTTCCTACCGGTTCACTTCCGGGAAGTATTGATTTATACGCAAAAATAATAGTAGCTTAAAAATGGCAAACAATTTAAACTTTGGCGGAGCAGTAGCTGTCCTTGTGAGAGACAAGGGAGTGGCAAACTCCGTCAATGGTTTTGTTGCCAAAGAACCAACGCAAGGTTCCAATAGTACTACCTTACCTACAACGGTAAAGTTTTTATTATATGACTTTGTTTCATCTGCTCAATCACCGGCAAATGTAGATGCAAACGTATCGCTAGAACTTGCCGAAGCAACCATGGAGGCATTGCAAGCAACTGCTTCCGGTTCTGCCAATGTTTCTGCAACACTAGCCGAAGCTAGCTTTGAAGGTTTGCAAGCTAGCGTTACTGCAATTGCCAATGTTTCACTTGAAATAGCGAATGTAGATTTTGAAGCATTACAAGCAAACGCAATAGGAAACGCAAACGTAACACTTGACATTGCCGAAGCTACATTTGAAGCTTTCCAAATGAATACAACAGTTGAGGCAGGTGTTGAAGTGTTTTTGGAGCTTGCCAACGCACCAATGGAAGCCTTGAAAATGACCGTATCCGGTGATGCAGTAACGCAAATTAATATTGCTGAGGGATCAATTCAAGCTTTGAATATTACTGCTTCCGGTGGTGTAAATGCTTTTTTAGAATTAGCAGATATGACTATTGAGGCTTTTCAAGCTACTGCTAAAGGTGATGCAAACATGCAATTAGACATAGCAGAAAGTTATTTTACATTAGGAAACATAATCATTTTCAATGCATCGAGATTAAAAGCAGTTTACATCAACTCACTTGTTAAACAGGAAATTGCTTTAATTTCAAAAATCGATTCATCTGCAGTTTTAAATTCATCTGTTAAAGTAGAAAAAATTATTTATTCATTGGTTTCAAGAAAAAAAGAAATAGAATCAACAGTCTTAAAAGAATTACAATTAAAATCAGAGATATATGGATGATAAAATTTATTTAGGGCAAGATTTCCCAATCACTCTAAAAATTAATGAAAACCTTGCTGGAGCCACCGACTTAAAATTAAATCGAGAAGATCCACAAGGAGAGGCAGCCTCACAATTAAACCTAACGATTATTAATGAAGAAGAAGGAGAAACTTTTTTCATGTCAACGGATAACGAATTTAATATGATAGGTCCGTGGAACGTGTGGCCAACTTATACTAACGGCGATGGATTGTCAAGAATAGGCAAACCTTCACAGATTTATATTCACAAACCAGGAACTTAAAAAATAAATTATGAAAAAAATAAATTTCCCATTGATTTACGATTACATAAAAAGCTATGTATATCCAATTTTGATTTTGTTATTGTTAATTGGTTGCGGAACAAAAACTAAAACAAAAACAGAATCATCCAATGAAATTGCATTAAAAGAGCAGGCTCGAAAATCTGATTCTATAAAAACCATTGATTTAATAATCAATAAAAAAGTAGAGGAAAAGGTAAAGGAATACATTGATCAATCAAAATCAAGTTCTGAATCTGTTTCAGAAGATAAAGATGTGACCACTATAACAGAAATTAGTACTGATGCTCCGGCAACGATAACACTAACAGATGGACGTGTTTTAAATCTTCAAAATGGCAAAATTACTGAAACCAAAAGCACCGCAACGAAGAAAAATAATACCAAAGCTATTACTGAAAAGAATATCGAAATTTCTGAACGATCGCAATCAATAATTGATGAAGTAAACATCAAAGCGATGTCACGTGAAATAGTAGAAGAAGTTCTCACCGACTTATCAAAAAAGGAAACTTCAAAAACAGGTGAACAAGTTAAAAAAGGATGGCAGCCCGGATTTTGGTTTTGGTTCTGGATAATTCTGATTTTACTTATAGCAATTGCATTGTGGCTTTTCAGGAAATATTTAGGCATTCAGTTTCCTTTTTTGCAAATGTTTAAATTCTTCAGATAAAACAAAACCCCTTAATTGGGGTTTCTTTTTACAATGCCGGTGAGTTTTCCATAATGTTATTACGGTGAACTTCTTTAACTACCTTAGCATACTCAGCAGTCATTAATTTTGATGAGTGGCCATAAAGCTCACGCAAACTATCTAAATCAAGTCCGGCCAGTATTTTTCTATCAGCTCCCAAATGTTTAAGGGCATACATATTCATATCAATTCCCAGATCAGTTTTTACAATTTTTGCCCATCGTTTAGTGGCCGTGTCTCTTTTTAATTTTGTTGGAGCCGGAATAAAATCAGAATGCTTGCCTAAATTACCACGTCCGGATGTTCTGAAGCTTCCAAACAAATAGAAGTTATCAGGAAATGTATTTAATTCCATTTTTGAATAATACTCCAGCAAATGTTTATTAATAGGAACAATGCGTTTCTTTTTGGTTTTGGTAATGCCTGCCGGCAGAATTATCTCTGATTTATTAAGGTTTACCATCTTCAATGTAATTTTTAAAATCTCTTCAGGCCTGATGCCGGTGTGAAAAATAGTCAAGCAGAACACCCAAAAATTATAATGATTCTTTTCAAGTTGCTCCTTTATTTTTTCTACATCTTCAAACGATGCCGGAATGTTCGCCTCGCTTGATGCGACATGCAAATTATTGATTTTATATGCCGGGTTAGCCTCAATAATATCCCATTGGATTAACTCGCTTAAAATAGCCTTTAAATGATTCAAATGTTTATTGAATGCATTATTGGTCCATTTACGTTGTTCTTTTGCTTTTTCGATGATCAACTTTACATGAACTCTTTTAGTGTCTGAAATCTTCAAATGTTCTAATCCTAATTCTTTGACCGACTGTTTAATGAATCGAACGGTTCCGTTATAGCCTGAAAGCGTTTTTGGTGCGATATTTGGACGTTTCATTTCCATAGCGAAGTCCAATGCTTCTGTAAAAGAAAAAACCTTTTGAGCGTTAGCTATATCCGGAACTTGCGGGTTCCAACCTTCTTTAAGTTTAATGTATAGGGATTCTCTAAGGAGTTCGAATTCTTTTTCTTTCTCCTTTAAATCTGCGATGAGGTTTAGTCCGAGCTTAAAACGGTACTGTTGACCATCATAGCGAAAATGAACATACCAATACTTTCCTTTGGTAATTTTTGGAATTGAATAATTTGCTTTCATATTTTAATAATTAGAGATTATTAAAATGCTTGCAGGAACTTGAAGCTAATTATTTCAATACGTGTACTTTTTGTGTACGAATTTTTTATAAAAATCGGGAAGCCTATATTTTACAGTACTTCCCGATTTCAGCGGAGAAAGAGGGATTCTCTTTCTATAAAAAATAAAATCGTATCAATATAATTATCAAGAACTTACAAAATTTTAAATCTGATTTATATTTTATTTTTGTGTACGAATTGTGATTTAAATTTTTCTATAAAACCTCAGCTAGTTTAAGGCTGTTGGCGGTATTGAAAACCTTATCATCAAACCCAAAAATCCAATTGGCATTGACATCATATTTTGTGCAAATGGCTTGAATTTGCATTACCGTAAAATGTGTTTGACCTTTTTTTATTTTGGTAATCGTTTGTGGCTGCATATCAATTTCAAGACAAAAGTCACGGATATAGGAGATCTTATTTTGAAAAATCAAAAGCTCGATAAGTCTTATTATTCTTTTGTCGGTTGAATGCATTTAATTAAGTTTAAACATGTTTATAAAAACCGAATCCTTATTACAAACCACCAAATATTGCTCTTTAATTAAAGCGTTAAACTCATTTGTATTCCTACAGTTAAAGGACATTATAATATCATCATCAGAAATATAATAATCTTCCAAGTATTGTTTTTTAAGTCCTTCAAAATACAACTCCCTTTCCGGATTCATGTTTGATGGATTATTTTTTAAATGATAAAAAATTGAAACATTGGAATCTTTAAAAATATTTTCACCAATGGATATAAACTCATATCCTGATGGGTCGTTGACATTCCGTTTTATTTGACATTCCGCATTTTCTTTAATTAGGTCAATTTTCTTTATATCATTAGATTTTTCGCACGACATAAACAATATTGCAATCAAGATATATAATTGAAATTTTTTCATCTTACATCGTTGTTTTTGTTATTACTCCTTTTATAATAAAGAACCTCTTTAGTAGTGATAAGTGAAATTCTTTTGCTTCATACTTTGGATTTTCAGAAGCCAAAAGCCAATGATCGTCGTCTTTTCCTTTTCTTATGTATTTTAAAAAGACTTGGCCATCATTCAAAATAATCACATAAGCATATCCAAAATTTATATAGCAGGGCTCAACTTCTTTTATTCCTATTATTTCACCACTGCAATACTTCGGATACATGCTGTCTCCGTAAACATTAATAAATTCGACACCTTTCTCCCAGTTAGGAATACTTATAGCGATTCTTCTTAGTTCATCATTTTGAAGCTCCATTTCTAAACCGGCACTTGCCGAAACATCCGGATAGTAATAACCGGTAGGATCTTCATTCACAAAATCAACAGTACTTTCTTTTAATACATAACTTTTTGTTTTGTAATTTGTAATGTAATTTTCAAGTATCTCTAAAGTTTTTTCTCTTGGGTTTTTAGAGGTTCCATTGATTATTTTGTTTATTCCAACCTCAGTTAATTCAGTGTCTTTTGCTATCTCATAGGCCGTTAATCCTAGAGATTTAATGTCTTTTACTATTTTTATCGCTCTCATCATTTCCCATATATAATTTAAAATCATTTTAAATTACATAATTATTATGTATTATGTTTTGTAGATACATAACAGTTATGTATATTTGTCCTGTACAAAAAGCAAGAAGCAAAAGTATACTAAAAATTTATTGAAATTACGCGATTCTGTCAATTTAGAATCATTATAAATAAAATTTTAGAGTTGTAAGTTATTTGAAATCATGAGATTAACTGATGAGTATAGTCTGAATAACGGGCAGGGCAATGCGATAGATCACTACGTGTAGTGATTCAATAGGTGGAACTCCTTTTGCGTAACTTAAAATGTGGAACGATACGGTATACGTAAGGTTGGTCTATAGCCACAATGGGCTGAATAATACATGTTGATAATTACAATACCAAATATTAAGGCTATGGGTTTAACAACCTTTCTGCGAAAGCCTGAAAGATAAAATTAAAAACGCCATTGGATTAAGTTCTATGCTTCGATGAAACAATGGCACTATTGTAAAACCTTTTAACCTAACTAAAAATGATAGCAATTGATAAAAACATACCAATCCCTTCACGAGTAAGAAATAGGGTTTATCCGCTTAACAAGATGGAAGTAGGTGATAGCTTCTTTAAAGAGATTGACGAAAACAAAAGTAAGCACTACGAAAAACAAAAAATTTATATGGCGGTTTGGAGGCACTGCCAAAACCATAGTAATAAAAAATTTACAACCGCATCTGAGGAAAATGGAGTAAGAGTTTGGAGAATTCAATAATTAATAAATCAATAAAAATGAAAAATATATTCAAATCAATTTCAATGTTTTTAGAAAACAGCGAATTACAGAATTTAATTAATCCCGCCAATAATGACTTTTACGATCATAAGGTAGGAACAAGTTTGCTTAGTAAGGAACAATTCATTTCTCACATGAGAAGAAAAAATATAATCTGTTTATAAAACCAATCACAATCATGGCACTACAAATAAGAGATGATATTTATCATTTAATCAGAAACGATGTAAAGCTTAGAATTAAAATGGCAGCTCATTTAGAAGTGAGTGATGCTACCATCTATTTACACGCTAAAAGAAAGGCTCCAAAGTTAAACGACTACAATTTGGTTAAAATACTAATGGATCATACCGGGAAATCAGAGGAAGAAATATTTGAAACTCAAAACTCAACCACATGAACATCTACGAGAGATTAATAATTGCTTTTGCGATTTTATTAGTTGGATTGGCAATTGTAAATGTGTGCTATTGGATTGGCAAACAAATAAACAAATTTGACGATGAAGACTAATCAGATCATTATATCAGAGGAAGACATAAATGTTTTGCAGGAACATTTGAAGCCGCTTAATCAGTTACTGAATAAGCTAAAAAAAGGGGCGGTTTCGGCCGCTCCTTCTATTAAAAAGCCTGAAACAAAAAAGCAGGGTATCAACAGAATGTTACAGAAAATAGAAGAAAATCAATCTAAAAAACTCTCCAGATGAAAAAATTAACCGAAGACAATTTTTTATTCATAATCGCAATATGCTGCATTATTATGATGCTAGTGGCTTTAGGCTTATCCTTTAGCGTGGTTATGGACAAATAAAAAAACCGGCTCTACACCGGTTTTCATTTTTAAATTCTAACAGCCGAGCAAGGCATAAAACTTAAAGTGATGGCAAAGATACAAATTTTACAGAAATTAGTAAACACTAAAATTAATAACGACAAATCCAAACAAATCATTGGTAACATCGTCAGAAAAGAATTTGACCAAACCAAAGATGAGGACAGAGCGTTCGAACTACTTACCATTGCCTTTCAATGGAAACTTCCCCAATTCAACGAAATGATTGATGACTATAAGTTTGAAGACTTTAAATGGGTTTAACTTATGAAAGCAATCATCACACTTATCATTGTCGGTATTGTTATCGGCATTATCGTAACCATCTTATTCTTCTGGTGGGCAGTCAAACAAAACAATAAATAAATTCTAAAAATAGAGCAAAAATGAAAAATATCATTATTAAAAAAATCGGCCTTATCAACTTCAAAGGCTTACGAAATCAGGAAATAAACTTCGATAAGACAACTAGTATCTTCGGAGACAACGGAACCGGAAAAACAACAATCTTCGACGCGTTTACTTGGTTGATGTTTGGCAAAGATTCAACCGACCGGAAAGACTTTGAGATTAAAACACTCGACAAACACAACATTGTTATTCCTCAAATCGAACATGAGGTATCTGCAATCATCTTGGTTGAAGGAGAGGAGATAAGCATCCGAAGAATTTTAAAAGAGAATTGGGTTAAAAAGCGTGGTTCTTTAGAATCTGAATTCTCCGGAAATGTAACGGACTACTATTGGAATGAGGTTCCAATGCAGCAAAAGGAATTTCAAACCAAAGTAAGTCAGATTCTTGACGAAACGGTTTTCAAGATGATTACCAATCCTCTTGCGTTCAATGCGATGAAATGGCAAGACCGAAGAAATGCTTTAATTCAAATTGCCGGTGAAATTTCAGAAATCGAATTGGCAGCCGGAAACTCGGAATATGAAAAACTTTTGGAGCAATTGACACAAGGCAAAACCCTTGAAGATTATCGCAAACAAATAGCAGCTTCCATCAAAAAAGCTAAAGAAGATTTGAAAGCGATTCCCACTAGAATTGATGAAGTATCTCGTTCAAGACCGGAAGAGCACGATTTCAAAGGTTTAAAGACAGAATTAGATTCAAAGGTAATTACCCTCGAAAAATTAGATGCTGAAATTGCAGATGCAAACACTGCCTTCCAATCAAAATTGGACGCCGTAAGAGCCGAAAAAATCAAAGTCAACAACTTGTCTTCGGAAATAGAAACAATCGAACACAACGCACGAAAAGAAGCTACATCTAACGGCAAACCGGATACCGAAGCATTTGAGAAATCAAAACGCCTTTATGAAGAAAAGAAAGCAGAATTAAACGGTTATGAAGGTTCGCTTCGAACTTTGGTAAGCAATCGAGATTCTTTGAAAACTCAAATCACTTCGGTAAAGTCTAAAATGGACGCCAAAAGAAATGAGTGGACAGAAGTAAATGCAAAGACTTTTGTTTTTGATGATTCCAACTGTTCATGTCCTACTTGTAAAAGAAGTTATCCGGAGGGCGATATCGAGGCAACCAAATCGGATTTAAAGAAAAACTTTGAAGAAGATAAAAAGGCTAAACTTTTACTAATCAATCAAGCCGGTGCAAGTTTAAAAGCAGAATTAGAAAGTACGGAAGCCGAACTAAAAGCACTAGAAGAAAGAATTGCCAAAGGTGAAACCTACATCACCAACGCAAAGACAGAGCTTGAAAAACTAAAATCCGATTTTGATTATCAAACTGAGCAATTAAATAAAGTTGAAACTTCTGCTACAGATATTGAAGCTTTGGTTGCATCAATATTGAAAAACAATCAGGTTTACCAAGAAAAGCTAATCATGCTTGAAGGTTTAAAATCTTCGCTTCAGGAAGTTCCATCGGTTGATAACTCGGAGTTGGTTGAGAAAAGAAAGTCTTTAGTTGCTGAAATCGATACAATCAAAGCAAAGCTTCAAAATGAAGTGCAAATCAATTCTGTAAATCAAAGGATTGAAGATTTGAAAAAAGAAGAAAGCACTTTGGCTCAACAAATTGCCAACGTTGAAAAAACGCAGTTTGTGATTGAAAACTTCAACAAATTGAAAATCGACACTTTAGAGGAACGCATCAATGCCAAATTCAAATTCGTAAAATTCAAAATGTTTCAAACGCAAATCAACGGCGGTGAAATTGAATGTTGTGATGCTTTGATTGACGGAGTTCCTTTTTCGGATGCAAACACGGCTTCAAAAATTAATGCCGGGTTAGACATCATCAACACGCTTTGCGAATTCTATCAAGTGACAGCTCCAATCTTTATTGATAACAGAGAAAGCATTGTGCAACTGATCAACACCGAAAGTCAGGTTGTAAACTTGATTGTGAGCGAAGTTGATAAGAAATTGAGAGTAGCGTAATGGATGCTGAAAAATATGTCAGCCTGTACTTTGGAGGAAAAGAACAGGCTGTTTCTTCCCTAGAAAAAGCAATCAACCTTTATAACAACGACCGACGTAAAACAAAAAAGGTTTTAAAGCGAATTGAGGAATACAAGAAGCTTTTAGAGGAAATAAAATCATTACCAAATGAGTGATATTAAAATCCAAAGAAACTCCGATGGAAGCCTTACCCAAAACTGCAAGGAAAACATCGGGGTTAAAATTGGCTCATTTGATTGCACGGCTAATTGTCCACACAATCAAAACACCAAAAAAGAAATTCACGAACAGGCTTTCGATTTGGAAAATGTTCGATGTTCAAAAATTCAAAATCAATTAACAATAGAAATTTAAAAATGAGCACAACAAACAACGCCCAAGTGGCACAAGTAAAAAACGACATTTCAACACAAGTATTAGCAAAGATTGATGCTTTTGAAAATTCAGGAGAATTAAAACTCCCAAAAGATTACAATGTTGAAAATGCTTTGAAATCGGCTTACATTATTCTTTCAGACCCAAAGAATAATATCCTTGCAAAATGTGATAAATCATCGGTTGCAGAGGCTCTTTTGAAAATGGTTATTTACGGTGTATCTCCAATTAAAAAACAATGCTACTTCATTCCTTACGGTGAAAAATTAGAATGTAGTATTTCCTATGCCGGAAACGTTGCAATCGCTAAGAGATACGGTAAACTAAAAAGCATTAAAGCAAATGCTGTATTTGAAGGAGATACTTTTGAATTTGAAGTTGACCAAAAAACAGGCTTAAGAAAAATAATCAAACATATTCAAAGCCTTGAAAGTGTTGGTTCAAACAAAATAAAAGGTGCTTATGCCGTTTTTGAATTAACCGATGGAACCATTGATGTTGAGGTAATGAGCATTACTCAAATTCAGGCAGCATGGAATCAAGGAGGTTCAAAAGGAAATTCGCCGGCACACAAAAACTTTGCCGACCAAATGGCCATTAAAACAGTAATTAACAGAGCTTGTAAATTACTAATCAGTAGTTCGGATGATTCTGTTCTGTATGATCCTTTGGATGAAGAAAATGCAATTGACGTGACTAACGAGAACGTAAAGCATGAAATAAAAACCAAAGCCAACAAACAGCCAATTGATTTTGAAGATGCTGAGGTTGTTGATGAAGAAATTGTAAATGCAAATACTCCGGCAGAACAACCTGAAGAACAACCGGCAGAAGGTCAGCAAGAATTGACCGGTCCTAATTTCTAGGCCATGAATCTTAAAATAATAGGCACGGGAAGCCGTGGCAATGCCTACCTCCTCGAAAATGAGGAGGAGGCTCTATTAATTGAATGTGGCGTTTCCATCACCGAAATTAAAAAAGCATTGGATTTCAATCTAAACAAAGTTGTTGGTTGCATTGTAACACACAACCATTTAGACCACGCCAAATCAATGTTGGAAGTCACACGATGCGGAATAGATGTATATGCCTCCAAAGGCACTTTAAAAGACCGATTTTGCCATACTCTTGCAAGAGCCAAAGCAATAAAGCCTCGAGAGACTTTCAGAGTCGGTAATTTCAAAGTAATGCCTTTTGATGTGAAACACGATGCCATCGAGCCTCTTGGCTTTTTAATTGAGCATCCGGACTGTGGCAAAACATTGTTTTTAACTGACACTTATTTCTGCGAGTACACCTTCAGAGGATTACACAACGTAATCATTGAAGCCAACTACTCAAAGGAAATCATCGATAGGAAATATGGCCCGGAAAGCGGAAAGGAATTTTTGAGAAACAGAATCCTTCAATCGCACTTTTCCTTAGCCAACTGCAAAGACATGTTGTCCGCCAATGACTTGGCACAAACAAACAACATCGTACTTATTCACTTATCCGACACCAATTCCGATGAAGCTCAATTTAAAAAAGAAGTGGAAGAATTGACCGGAAAAAATGTAACAGTTGCCAATAACGGAATGATAATCCCATTTAACAAAACACCTTTTTAGTCATGGAAGATAGCAACGTTGAATGTTTAAAAAGCATTTCAGTAAAGGGAAACAATAAGCGTATCTCGGTTGGACTGTTTTTAAACAAAAAAGAAAATAACCACTTCTTCATTGTTTCCACAATAACATTGGTAGACCGATTAAAGAGAAAAAAGATTTCGACAAATAATATTTATTCGGTTGAAACAATGGTAGTTCTTAACGAGTTGGTTACTAAGTTTTTTGAGGATAGCGAAATATCAAATAAAATCCTAAATATTGAACTATCTAAAGTTACAAAATTTAAAGGACGGTCAAATTTTTAAAAAATGATCTACAACCCTGAAAATCCACTCGAGATAAAACAGGCAATTGAAAAGATAAATCACCTCATCAAAACCGGCAAACGATTTGAGTTAAAAGCAAAACACGACAGAAGAAGCATTTCTCAAAATAGCTATCTGCATTTGATTTTAACTTGGTTTGCTATTGAAACCGGTTACACCCTCGAAGAAGTAAAACAGGACATCTTTAAAAAAGTAGTCAATCCCACATTGTTTTACGAAGGCGAACACATTGGAAAAATCGAATCTTTAAAGCTCGAGCGTTGGCGAAGTACTTCATCATTAGATACTACAGAACTAACATTAGCAATTGACCGATTCAGAGACTTCTCTTCAATTGAACTTGGCATTTATCTACCCGAACCAAGCGACTTAGCTTTAATCCAGCAAATGGAAAACGAAATCAGCAAACACTCTAATCAAAAATACCTATGAAAAATCAAGCATTAGAATTAGACTTTGACCAACTGCATCACCAAGAAAACAACATCGATTCACAACGCCACTTTGAAGAAAACAAAGACCGTTTCTCAAATCAATGTAAAATCGTTTATGAGGCACTTTTAAGAGGCGAAAGGCTCACAACTACCAAAGCCTTGCTAAAGTATCAAATTGGCGACCTACGACGTCGTTGTAAAGATTTGAGAGATATGTGGAACGTTCCTGTTGAATCAGAATACGTTGATGGACGCTATAAAGAGTATTTTCTAAAAACTTCATAACAAATTATGCTACTAAATAACAAATTATGTTATTTTTGTAGTGCTAGTTCGTTAAACATAAAATCACAAAAGAACCCCGATTATTACATTGCCTTATGTCAAACCTTGACAAACGGACTAGCCTTTGTCTTAGTCGGGACTTTTTGTTATGGAAAATCAAATTGAAATTTGGAAGCCAGTCAAAAACTTTGAAGGCTTTTATGAGGTTAGTAGTTTAGGAAACGTAAAAAGACTAAAATCTTATACCAGACACCGTTCAGGCTCAAAGAAAATTGTTAGAGAAAGAATTCTAAAGTTATCAAACTCAAATGGATATTCTTTAGTAATGATTTCAAATGATAATAGCCGTACAAATAAAATGGTGCATCGGTTGGTTGCCGAATCTTTTATTAAAAATCCTAAAAACAAAAAGCATGTTAATCACATTAACGGAATCAAAAACGATAATCGTGTTGAAAACTTAGAGTGGAATACTCCTAAAGAAAACGAACAACACAAAGTTCATGTATTGGGAAAAATAATGACCCCAACAAACTTAAAGCATGTTTTTGAGGTCAATGAACCCATAGTAATTGATAACAAAAATGTAGTTGGAGTATTGATGCAAAAGTTTTATAAAGACCTACTTGCAGGAAATGTGATTAGTGCTCAGGATAAATCTTACGGAAGCATTTACACACTAAAATACCTACTTAAAACCAAATACAACTTGAGGATAGAATCAAGAAGAGTAGGGAAATTCAAAGAGTATTATTTAAACAATTAATTTTTTTATATCTATGAACATTACCATTAAAAAAGCAAGCATTAAAAACAGCTTGTTTCTGGCGTATGAGTACGACCAATCAGTCAACGGTACCAAAAACATTATCAAAACCTCATCCGATGCACCCATTCATGATGATTTGAGAAATGCTTTTTCTGCTTTGAATCCACACTTTGCATTGATCTGCGAAGAAGTGCCCGAAAACATTGTTGAACATGCCATCGAACATCCGAATGCTATTTTAGCTGAAGACAATCCATTGAGCAAATACAAAGTTTCCGGCTTTTCTATCGGAGGAACCGGCGACGGTGAAGGCGTTACAATTTCCGGAAGCAAAAGACTTGAAAGCGGAAATGTAGTGAGCTTCAACACTCCTTTCTTAAAGTTTGAAGATGCTAATCAATATAAGTTCATGCAAGAACTTGTAATAGCAATCGACGAACTAAAGTCGGAAGTATACGAGTACTTGGAAGGCAAGCAAGCACCAGCCAAACAAATGGCCATGTTTGAGGAAGAAGAAGCCTCAGCAATCTAAAAAACCAATTCTAACAAACGAGCAATGCAAATAGTTGAATTTTTAAATGAATTTCACATTTCAATAAATTTTGGAAGGTGGAAAGAGAGAAACACCCAAATGATAAAAGGCATTTGTGTTGTGCAAGAGTGGAGCACCGATATTTTTACCGGGCAATACATTGATAACACAAAGTCAATAGGATATTGTTTAGCAAAACCGGAACAGATAAATGTGCCTTACCAACATGAAAAAGATAATCAGAAAATTATCTGGAGAAAAAACATTTCTGCAGCACGTTGGAATCACACAAAAAAGGTCTGGGTTTTTCCTATTCACTGCAAAGAACAGGTGTATGAAGTTGGACAAAAATGCAAAGCTTCAATTATCAAAATTAAAGACAATCTTCCGGAGAAAGTAGATGAAATTCCTGCTTTACCAAAACTAAAAATTAGCATTCCATTAAAAAAAGGAGCTATGAGAAGTTATCAGGAAGAAGGCGTTGCTCGTGGTTTAGAATTAAAAAGGTTTATTAATGGAGACCAACCAGGCTTGGGAAAAACACTTCAATCAATAGCTACGGTTGTTGGTGCAGAATTGCAAGGTGAAGTTACTTTTCCATGTCTGGTTGTTTGTCCATCTGCTTTAAAAATCAACTGGAAACGTGAGTTTGAAATGTGGACCGACAAAAAGGCTATGGTTTTAGATGATAAAATCAAAGATACTTATCACCGGTTTTATGAAATGGGTTTGGCAGATGTTTTCATTGTAAACTATGAATCAATGAAAAAGTATTTTGTTAAGTCTATGCCTGATAAAAAGCATTTGAAACACTCAAGTGAGATTATCATGGATGATAGAACCAAGATGTTCAAATCGGTTATTGTAGATGAAAGTCACCGGCTAAAGGATCCTACTTCTATACAAGCTAAAATCTGTATTCAATTAACCAAATCAAAGCCATACATCATTTTACTTACCGGAACGCCGGTTGTAAACAAACCGATTGATTTATTTAGTCAGTTGGCCGTCATGTTTAAATTGGCACACTTTGGAGGTGAAAACGGATTCAAAGAAAGATACTGCGAAGGTGGCCGAGGTTCAGCAAACTTAAAAGAGCTCAATTACTTAATGAATATGAGCTGCTACTTCATGCGAAAAAAGGAAGATGTATTAAAAGACCTTCCTCCATTGTCACGGCAAACAATCGTTTGTTCCATTACCACGCGTGAAGAATTTGATGTAGTTAAAAATGACTTTGCCAATTATTTAAAGAATACCGATTTAACTGATTCTGAAATCAAAAAGAAAGTCAGTTCTGAAACCATCGTAAAAATTACAATGCTTCTTCAAATATCTGCTAAAGGTAAAATTGAAGCAGCTCAGGAATACATCGATGAAATTATTGGTTCAGGTCAAAAGATAGTGGTTTTCTGTAAACATAAAATCATTGTCGACATGCTAAAAAAACTATATCCAAGAGCCGTAACAGTTACCGGTAATGATGATGCATCTCAAAAGCAAAATTCTGTTGATAGCTTTCAGAATAAAGAAAGCACCAATATAATCATCTGCAACCATAAGGCCGCCGGTGTGGGTTTAACTCTAACCGCGAGTAGTGAAGTACTATTTGTTGAACTTCCATGGACTCAGGCGGATTGTGAGCAAGCTGAGGCACGATGTCACCGTATGGGGCAACCCAGTAATGTAAGAGCAACTTATTTATTGGGTGAAGATACTTTGGACCAATGGCTTTATGATATCATTCAGGAGAAAAAAGCCATCGCAAATACCATTACAGGCACGGAAGACATTGTTCCCACAAGTATTGTAAATAGAGTGTTTGACTTATTCAAGAAGTAATGGAACCGGTTAATTATGATTTGGCAGATGTCTTTCAAATAGCGATGTCGCCTGCTTATTATTTGCCTGACACTTATTTCATTTTTAGAAGTGAACGAGAGCAGATAGTTATTACAATCATCGGAAACACATTTATTTCAACGCACTTTCTTAATGGCGAAGAAATCAATCACATCAAAAAATACTATCCTTTTTTGGAAATTATTAATTATAAAGTAAGAGCACGATAATGGCTGAAAATAAAAAATCAATTGTTGTTTATTCAGATTGGATTGAATTATTTGAAAATTTAACTGACGATGAAGCCGGAAAACTCATTAAACATTTCTTCAGATATGTCAATGATAAGAATCCAATTGCACCCGATCGACTAACTGAACTTTCATTTATTCCAATCAAACAATCTCTAAAAAGAGATTTACAGAAGTGGGAAAAAACACTTGAAGGCAGAAGCAGAGCGGGAAAAGCAAGTGCCGAAGCTAGAAAATTATCAAGTCAACAAATTTCAACAAATTCAACAAATGTTGAAAATCTTCAACAAAGCTCAACAAATCCAACTGATAGTGTAAGTGATAGTGTAAGTGATAGTGTAAGTGTTAGTGAGAATGTTAGTGATATTCTTTTAAAAAAAGAAACAAAAGAAAATACTCTTGTCAATTCAGTTGATTTAAAAAATCAACCCGACCATGCAAAAATTGATTTTAACAAGCTTGTTTCTTTTTTTAATGCGAATAGAGGAGCTCTTCCGGAAGTCAAAAAACTTTCTGAAGCTCGAAAAAAAAGAATTTTCATTTTGGAAAAACAATATGGAAAAGAATCGATTCGAATTGCCATCGAAAAAACAAGAGAATCAGAATTTCTGCAAGGCAACAATTCAAACAATTGGATTGCTTCATTCGATTGGATTTTTAAACCGGCGAATTTTTTAAAAATTTTAGAAGACAATTATGCAAACAGAGAAAAACCAAGAACTAACAATACACCAAAGTCAGACATTGAACATAAGCAAGACGCAGTCAGTGCAGTTAATGCAATGTTTGGTATCCAACAATGAAGTTGGATTAATTGTTTTTGAAAAAAATTTAAGTCTTTCAAATGCTATTGATGGCACAAAACTAACAAAACTTGAAAAAGAAGTTGGAGAAGTAAACACCATCACCGCTATATGCTACTTGCTTAATCGTTTCAATTCAAATTTCAATGTTGGAAAATCGCTAACCGTTCAGCAAGCTGCTTTATTGGCTTCGGATATTGTAGAAAAATATCCTTATGAAACCATTGAAGATATTGTTTTGATGCTCAAACAAGTTCGGCAAGGAATACTCGGAGACGGAAAGGATTATAAAGTTGACGGCCAGAATGTTTTAGCCAAATGGATGCCGGAGTATTTAGATAAAAAGTATGCTGAGGTTGAGCGAATTCATAAAATTGTTAAAAAGGCTGAAGAAACTGGAGAATCAGCAGTTGAAATTTTCTACAGAAAACGAAGAGAAGAAAAGAAAAGCCAAGAAGAATTGCAAAAGATTTATGATGAAATTGATAAAATGACGTCAGTAATGGACCGGCAAATGTTGGAGGACACTATCTCACATTGGGAGAAAGATGAAAATCTAAAAAAGCATATTGAGTATTTAAAACAAAAACGTAAAGCAATCAAATAACCAAACCATGTCACCAGAAGAAATAAAATCAAGATTAGAATCACTCAGACAAGCAATAACCGCTTTAGGATTCGAAGCAATCAATCAAAAAACGCCAATGAAGGTTGATGATATGCAAAAACTATTAAAGCCTTTCATCAACTTAGAAAATGCTTTTGATAGAGAAATAAGAAAGTTTGTCACTCAAAACAAACTCAATGGGTAAGTTATTGATCGGAATAGATCCTGATGTAGATAAATCAGGAGTGGCCATGCTCCAAGACAACAAAATCAAACTTCAAAACTTAACCTTCTTCGAATTGTTTGATTTTTTAAAATTCTACAAAGAGCGAGAGGTAAAACCAACGGTTTATGTTGAATGTGGATATTTAAACAAATCCAATTGGCATAAGAAAGTTGGTAAATCGGCAGCTATGAACACTAAAATCGGTGAAAGAACCGGAGCGAACTTTGAAACTGCAAAGAAGATTGTTGAAATGTGCAAATACTTAGGCTTGCCACATGTTGAAGTGAAGCCGACAGCTAAGAAAACGGATAGCGACTTCTTCCAAAAAGTTACCGGGTTAAAAATTAGAACTAACCAAGAGCAGCGAGACGCCTTGATGTTAATCATCGGACGATAAAATAAAAATTAATTCTAACAACGAGCAGAAATGAAATCAACAGAAGCATTTAAAACAGCAATTCAAAATCATTTGGACCAACTAGCAGCAAAGGATCCTTTGTTTGCTGAAACATTAAAAAAGGAAAACAAAAACATTGATGATTGTGTGACCTACATTCTCAATGAAGTTCAAAAATCAGGAGTCAACGGATTTGAAGATTCTGAGATATATGGCATGGCTGTTCACTATTACGATGAAGATGATATTAAACCAGGAAGAAGAACGACTGCAACAGTGGTTGTAAATCATGCTGTTGAGCTTTCAGAAGCCGACAAAGAAAAAGCCAAGCAGGCAGCAATTGACAAGGTTATTGAAGAGGAAAAGGAAAAAATGAGAATGAAAAAACAACCTAAAAAACAGGATAAACCAAATTTGGAAATTGATTTATTCAGTTAGTTATGAAGCCAAAAACTAGACTGCAGGTTGAGGTTTGGAATCTTACAAATAAGATTGGAGAACCGAAAGAGCATGAGCCTTTCATGATTTCCAAACATGATTTTTATTATACTACGCATTACAAGAACCTGGTATGTTTGGAATGTAATCACATGTGGAAACCGGACGGACAGCTCTGGCATAATGAATTAGTTGGAACGAAATGTCCATCATGCCAAAAGAAGTTGAAATACATAAAAATTCAAAACGGAGTGAGTGCTTCAAGAATATTAATGTTTTCGCAAGTTCTTACAGTAGATAGATTTCAAGTATTTAGATATTTTTCATGTTGGAAACACATGACAAAAAAGAATGTGCCTCATTATTATTTTCGAGCATTGTTTGAAGAATGGAAAGATTTTGATAAAGATAAAAGGGTTATAGTTGGTAGAACCATTTCGTATAGTGGTGATGGATTTAGCACAACAGATTATGAAGTACGGCATGTAATGCAATCAGGCTGGAGAGCTCCAACGTATGACACTCTTGCATCAGATTTTAATTTACCAAAACCGCAATTTTTACCACGCTTTCATAAGTACGGACTAAAAGATGATTTTCATAACTGCGATTATCGTTTTCTTTTGAAGCAACTTGAATTGTCACCAAAGATTGAAACCCTTCTTAAGACCAGACAAAAGGAGTTACTATTTACGGCGGTTCATAAACAAAGTCATCACAATAGATTTTGGCCACAAATAAAAATTGTGATCAGACACAAGTATAAGATTAAAGATGCCGGGTTATGGTATGATTATCTTGAGCTCCTTCAATTCTTCAATAAGGATTTACACAGTCCAAAATACATTTGTCCGGATAATTTGAAAAAAGAGCATGACCGTTATGTGGCCAAGAAAAGAATTGTCGAGAAAAGACAAAAGCTCGAGGCACAAAAAAACAAAATGGTCACCGATCAGAAGAACTATGAAAAAGAAAAGTCAATCTACTTTGGTTTAGCATTCGAAGAAAATCAAATCAGAATTGAAGTGATTGATACAGTTGAAAAGGTTTTGGAGTACGGCGATAAATTCAAACACTGTATTTACACCAATTCCTATTACAAGAAAAAAGATTCTTTGCTCTTAGTTGCCTTCGCTGATCAGGAACCTGTAGAAACAATTGAATTATCACTCACCAACTTTAAAGTTCTTCAATCTCGAGGGTTGCAAAACGAGGCAAGTAAATTCAATTCCCAAATCTTAGAACTCATTTCTAAAAATGCCGGTAAAATAAAAAGCATAAAACCAGTAAAACCAAAAAAATCAAAAAGTAACAATTTAATTCAAGCGTATGAAAATCACAATTAGCAGCTCGGCACTTTTAAAAAAATTACAAATCCTTGCAGGCGTTTTAAACTCCTCAAATTCAGGATTACCAATTTTAGATAACTTTCTCTTTGAAACAAAAGAAGATTATTTGGAGGTAACCGCATCGGATTTAGACACGACAATGAAAACCTATTTGATCGTGAGTTGTAAGGAAACCATGAAGTTTGCAGTGCCGGCACGAATTTTAATCGACATTTTAAAAACCTTGCCGGAGCAACCATTGGAATTTGATGTAAAGGAAAACAACACCATCGACATCAGTTCAACATCCGGAAAATACAGCATCGCTTATTTTGATGCTGCAGCATTTCCAAAACAAAAGGAGATCAACAACCCATCTACAAGCGTATTGCCTGCAAAGATACTTTCAACAGCAATCACCAAAACCATTTTTGCAACAGGAACCGATGATTTAAGACCGGTAATGACCGGAGTTTTCTTTGATCTTTCAACAACCGGACTTCGATTTGTGGCCACCGATGCTCACAAGTTGGTTAAGTATTCCCGGACCGATTTAACAGCTTCGAAAGATTCACAATTCATCATGCCTAAAAAACCACTTAACGTTTTAAAATCGGTTTTGACAGGATTGGAAGAAGATGTTACGATTGAATACAATGAATCAAACGCTTCATTTTTGTTTGAAAGCTACATTTTACATTGCCGTTTGATTGATGGGAAATATCCGAACTACGAAGCGGTTATTCCAAAAGACAATCCGAACCAATTAAAAATAAGCCGTCAGCAGTTTTTAAATTCTGTTAACTGTGTATCTATCTTCTCAAACAAGCAAACCCATCAAATCCGATTGAACATCAAAGGAAATGAATTGAACATTTCGGCAGATGATCCGGATTACTCCAACAAAGCAGATGAGCGTTTGACTTGTGATTATACCGGCGAAGATATGCGGATTGGTTTTAACTCACGATTCATGACTGAAATGCTCAAGAATATGCAATCGGATGAAATTGTATTGGAAATGTCACAACCCAACCGAGCGGGAATTTTAACGCAAGTAGATGGTTTGGAAGTTGGAGAAAGCCTTTTGATGCTGGTGATGCCTTCGGTTATAAACTAAAATGATTCCTCACATTGAAAACTGCTATTTCATTAGCAGAATCAACAATGTACTAATTGCAAACCTTATCGATGGAGAACAGATTCCATTGGTAAGGTTAAAGCAAAACTTTGTTGACATCATTGTTTTAGACAGGCAATCATGGGAATACATGCAACGGTATATGGAAATGTTTCCGCACTTATGGGAACTGATTACCGAAGAAAAACAACAACAACTAACTCTTTTTTAAATTATGGATAAAAAGATACTTATGGTAGGATGTGATTATGCAACCATGCAAACAACAACTGCAATTATAGAAAAAGTTTTAGGAGAGAGGCATGAAGTAATTATTGTAAATAACCACGAAGTTAAAAATCAACTTCGAGAACAAATTCTTAATAAACCAGAGCCAACGGTTATTAAAGCTCCGCCGGTAATGAGAGAATACATTTATTCATTCGATAAAAAAGGCAAACCATTACCAAAACCAAAATCTAAATATCACAAGTAAAATGGAAAAGAATTCAACCACAGATAGTCAAGCTAAATTGTTTGAGTTGCCTCATTCAAATCCATTAAATAATAACCGACTTACTTGTAATACTTGCGAACACCGTCAAAGGCACCAATGCAATAGCAAAGTTTTTCAGTATTGCGGAGTTCGAAAAAGCAATAGAACTGATAACGGACTGCTCAAAATCAAATGTAAAACCGAGGCGTGTTCGCTCTATAAACAAGAAAATAAATCATGACAGAAGAATTAAAGCAAAAGTTGATAGAAGCAGGGAGAGAAGATTTGATTAAAATACATGAAATCAATCAGTCAGGCTATGCCGGTGTGCTGCCAAACGGAAACATAGTTGATAGAAGAGAGCATCCGGAAGCAATACCGGTACAGAAGAATTCAATGTTTAACATTCCAGAACCAAAAGATTTACCATGAAAGCACTTTCAATTAAACAACCCTATGCTCAATTAATTGTTGAAGGATTTAAAGACATCGAAAATAGAACCTTTAAAACTCATTACAGAGGCAAAATTTACATACACGCTTCAGGTAAATGGCATGATAGATTAAAAACAAATTCTCTTTTCACTAAAGGACAATGGTTAGATCTGGTAAATAAAAGTTCGCAGAGAACAAACAATCTGTACCGATACCTTGAGCAAAATGTTGCTACAATGAAACTCGAAACATACGCAATCATCGGAGAAGTCGAAATCATTGATTGCGTTTTACATCATCCTAGTGTTTGGTCTGAGAATGTAATGTCAATCGATACTGGTAAGCCAATTTGGAACTGGGTGCTTGCCAATCCTGTTCTCTATGATAAACCAATCCTAAACGTCAAAGGAAAATTATCATTTTGGGATATCGACAAAAACGAAATCATCAAAAATGCCTATGGTAGGTTTTACAATCCACAGTTACACCACTATTCAATGAGTGGTTACACCGACCCCAATCACTATTCAGAAGATGAATTGTATGAAATGCTTCAGGAAATCGAAATGGAATTTGGTGAGCATCGATGCAGACCAAAATTGTTAGCTAACATTTTAAAATAAACTGGCCAAAAATCACAACTAATACATAGGCTGCAGTCATGCCTCCAGCGATTAAAAACAGAATACCTAACTCTTTTATAAATTGTTTCATATATCAAAAATACAAAAATGGCCAAAATAAAACAACAAAGAAGTTTAGTTAAAGTGCCTTATTCGATAGGTAGATATAATTATAACGCTAGAAAAATAAACGGAGATTACTACGTATGGGATTGGGTTGAATTTTCAAAAGCAAAAACAAAAAGAGGTAGAGCTAATAAAGCAGCTAGAAGACAACGTAAATTAAATAATAAGTAAATCACAAAAAACATGAAAACACAAATTGAATCAAGTACAGAATATCACAAATTCGCATCCATCATAGGCAATCGCAACCTCAACATGAGCAAAATCGAAAAGATTTGCAATGATGTGGCCAATGGTTTTAATATGTTGGCTTACTATCCGATCATTTGCTACAAAGACAATGATTTGCTAAAAATAATCGACGGCCAACATCGCTTTGAAGTTTCCAAACGAACAGAAACTCCGGTTTATTTCATTGTTTGTGACAACATTTCCTTGAAGCAAATCGCAATACTAAATTCAAGGGGTGAAAAATGGAAGCCAACAGATTTCCTAAACTGCTACATCAAACTCGGCATCAAAGACTATGAAGACGTAAGAGCTTTAATGATTAGCCATCACATCAACATAAAGCTTGCAGTGGATCTATTGATGGATTTTAGACATCACGGTGGCCAACCATCAACCGAAGCATTTCAGGATGGAAACTTCAAAAGCAATTACCTAACAGAAACAATTGCCTTATTGGATGAGATAGGTGCTGTCTTCGGAAGATATAAATTTTGCTATGACCGTTATTTAGTTGGAGCATTTTTAAAACTCAAAGCAGTAGGCAAAACAGACTTCGAAGAACTGAAAACAAAAATAGAGATGGCTCCGATGATGATGGACAAACAAGTTGACATGAAAGGTTACCTCAACAATATCGAGCGTGTTTACAATTATAAAAACTCAATTCGACGAACTATTTTCTAAAACAACCCAAACCCTATGCAAATTATCACAGTTCAAGAAATCGAAGCCACAAAAGTTTACAAAGACGCTTCTTTCCTAGCCAAACAGTTTTTAATTAAACGAGCCAACAGAGAAATGATCAACAATGCAATAGTTGTCCATCGCAACACAGGAGAAATACCCGGCAACATTGATGGAAGAAATCTACTTCTCGTAAAAGAGTTAGTCAGACCTCATCACATTCAAAACAATCCGGAACCAAAAATTTAGAATCATGGGAATACCAATCAGAAAGGACTTCGATGAAATCAGAACTACCAAAGAAGAAAAACGAAAAAAAGCCTTAGAGGTTTTGGAGCTGGCCAAAAAGCAAGAAGCCGAAAAGCAGCTCAAAAGAAAAAACCAACAATAAAGCCTAAAGCTCTTGATTCTTCCAAATTGTCAACCCAATATTGCTCAACGTTTAACACTAAAAAGCAATAACATGGCAACACTTTTATTTACTCCAAGAACCACAATCGATGCAAATGTATTTCAACATCGTTTAGATCAATCACCTTTTCATGCAGAATGGAACGTAAGAACCGGAGCATACGAATTTCAAGAAGAAGAGGAAAACATCGACGAACTAGAAGAAATCATCACTAACTCACTCGCATTCGATATCGACGGCCGTTTTGAATTTGAAAACTAAAAGAAACATGAAAAATTTAATTTCCAAAAAAGTAAAAATCGATAACTTCTTAACAACGGATCCATTTGAAAAGAGAGGCGAAACAGGAACTGTCGTTGGAATTACAGAAATAGACGAAGAAAACGCCGATGTATTTATTGAATTTGAAGATGGCGTTATCGGAATGTATCAACTAGGAACTTTTGAAACCCTTTAATCATGTTCAAGTATTGCAAACGCTGCTTCGTAATGACCCTATTTAAAAACAATAAATGTACAATCTGTAAATCAAAAAAATGAATACCTATTCAAAATACACCGCCAACGTATTCGTGGCAAAATGCCCGGACCAACACGAAAAAGGAGAAACAATTCTTGTAACCACAAAATACGGCAAAGAAAACGAATGCATTGTTTTCAATCTCGTTCACCGCGACAAAGAAGGCAACTTCTATTATTCGATTGTCAGAGCCGATGGCTTTAATATGCAAGAATATGCAAAAGCAAAAGCCGAACGTTACCAAAGCTGGGCAAATGCTCGAGAGAGAAAATCCACCGAGTATTATGAAGCTTCACAAGAAGGAAAAGACTTTCTCGCACTTGCAGAACCAATCAAAATTGGCCACCATTCAGAAAAGAGGCATCGAGCATTGATAGAGCGAAATTGGAACAGGATGGGTAAGTCAGTCGAAAACACAAAGATTGCTGAACAGCACGAAAGCAAAGCCGACTATTGGACCAGCAGAGCAAACCTGATAAATCTTTCAATGCCAGAATCAATCGAGTTCTACGAATACAAACTTGAAGAAGCCAAAATGCATCATGAAGGATTGAAAGACGGAACCATTGAAAGAAGTCATTCCTTTTCGCTTACTTATGCTAAAAAGGAAGTGAACAAATTTCAAGACCTTTTGAATGATGCTAAAAAACTGTGGGGAGAATAATCTAATTAAAATTAAAACATGGAAAATCCAAATATTAAAACTAAAGTAGTTCATTCTGAATCAAAGGATGCTTGGAACGTCGTTGGAACAAAAATACCAGGGAAGTTTAAAATCGCCCGAATTCCTTACTTTGTAATCGGAAATGATATCATCGATACTAAAAACAAAGCAGAGGCCTTACTTCATGCTGAATTTATTTCAAGATGTTTCAATAGCTCAGATAAGATTATATCAACTATATTCAGTACTTATGGAAATTGACTTCAAAACATCAAATCTTAAGGCAACTATCATCACAGTGAACGATATTGAGGCATTAAAACGCTATAAAAAAGCATCAGAAGGCTCAATTATGTATTGGAATAAGGAAAAAGACAACAATCATCCAAGAGCTGATCTAAATATTGAGTTCTTCACCCAAGCTCTAAATCTTTGCGATGAGAAAATTTTAAAAGCAAGTAAACAACTATAAGAACTTAACAATCAGTAATTTATAAAAGGCTGCCTTTATAGGGTGGCCTTTTTTGTTATAACATATTTTATTACTTAACAACATAATTTGTTACATTTGTTGCTAAATGTTTCCAAAGAAAAAAAATAAACTCCTATGATTCAGCAATCTATCCAATCACGCATCATCAAAACCGACCTCATCAAGTGGCGTGAATTGAAATTCATTCAGCAAGAAAACTTTAAAGAATGGGTAACAAATGGTTCAGAAAAGCTAATTGAATCCATTTTAAAATATCAGTTTATTGCTCCTTTCATGGTTTGGCAGCATGATGCAGTAAATTATTGTTTAGATGGCCGACATCGTTTTATGGATTTGGAAAAGGTGGCAGCATCCGGGAAAGAAGTGCCTGAAATGCTCCCGGCAACATTCATTGATTGTGCCAACATGAAAGAAGCCGAGCTTTTAGGACTTAAAAGTGCTTACTGGTTTGATGGAGATAGTAACGAGGTATTAGATACTTTCGATAAAACAGGTGCTGACTTCGTTTATTCTTGCCCTCCATACGCTGACCTTGAAAAATACAGCGACGACCCAAAGGATTTATCAAACATGGATTATGCAGACTTCAAAGAAGTTTACTTTTCCATCATTAAAAAATCAGTTGCTCAACTCAAAGACGATCGTTTCGCTTGCTTTGTAGTGGGTGATGTTCGCGACAAAAAAGGATTTTACTACAACTTTGTTAGTGACACTATTCAAGCCTTTAAAGAGGCAGGGATGGAACTATACAATGAAATCATCTTGGTTAACGTGGTAGGAAGTTTGGCAATTCGTGTTCGTCGTCAGTTCAACGGAGGTAGAAAGATTGGCAAAATGCATCAGAATGTATTGGTTTTCTACAAAGGCGACCCTAAAAAGATTAAAGAAAACTATCCGGAACTAAACATCGGCGAGGCTTTAGATGCTTTTGAAAATGACAATTCACTTATGAATTTATAAAGATTAAAACTTTTGTTACATTTATGCCATTGTAACAAAAATTCATATCAAAATGGCAGTAACTAATTATCAAATACTTATCGAAATGAGAGATACTATTATTGAATATTTAGAAACTCAGAAAAGCATTTGCGAAGATGCTTTGATTGCTTACATGCCACAACCTATTCAAGATATGGATTCAGAAATACGAATCATGAGGGAAAAGGAGGCTATCAAACTGCGTGACCGCATTACTGAATTGAAGCGTCACATCGCGGTTATTAAAAACATGTACCATCAAAAGTAATACTTATGGCCGGCAGTAGATCAAGTATTTTGGAAACAGAACGACGCGTGTTCACTATACAAGGGTGGATTATTACCGGCGTGCCTGACTATTTGATTCTGAAAAACATCGAGCAACAGTTTGGCGTTTGCCGTAGACAGTCAAAAAACCTACTAAAAAGAGCCTACACAATTTGGGTTCAGGACCAGGAGGCAACCATTGAACAGAAGCGAGCTTTAAAGATTGCCAAACTCAAGCAAGAGATTCGCTCAATGGGTGAGGAGTACAAATTTACTCCTAAAGGCATGGCTGTGAAGTTGGCTTATGAAAAGGAAATAAACAAGCTTGAAGGCATTTACCACGCTAAGCAAATGGTTCTCAAAGGCGATAAAGAAAACCCTGTTGTGGTTACCGACGACTTCACTCCGGAGAAGGAAGCACGACTAAACAAACTCATTGAAAAGGTTTTACAGTTCAAAAAAGAATAATTTTTTTGTACTTTCAATAACATAAACTACTATTTAATAATAAAATATGTTATTTTTGAACTATGAATTCAATCCAATATACTAAAAGCCTCTTATGTGAGCGAGAGGCTTTTTTTAAACAGAACAACCCAGAGAATTCTCCGAACGCACGAATACGTACGATTGTGTTTCTAATTGCAAGTAGATAGGAGATAGAGAAGCGAAAAACATAGCCAGAGGAGTTTCCTGATGATCGGTTTTAGATTCTGGCAAATTGGGGAAGTAGCTCAGAGGTTAGAGCAATTCAATAAACCTAGGCCTTCGATCGGGGTGCTTCGTATAGAAGGGGTTTATTTTCATAAGTCGTTGGTTCGAATCCAACCTTCTCCACAAAACAACTCATTCCGATAAGACGGAACATGGAACCTTTCGGGCGGTTGAATGGCTCGTCATATCATTCCGTGATACATGGATTATAGGTCTGGCATGTAGACAATTTGAGTCGTGTGGCGTTAGGATGTTTTTAGGGTTTTTCAGGTTTTCCTTTTTCGTCTTCCAAAGAACACCTTATAAAAAATCAAATGTGAGTTGTTTTTTTAACCATTTAAAATCTAATCAAATGAGCTTAATCATTCAAGGAGGTAAAATTTTTGTAGAAGGAAAAGAAACAGTCGATGTAAATCTGATCGGTTATGCCCTTTTAGATTTTGCTGAAGACATTAACTCATTGGAGCAAGTGTTTCAAATCACCCTCAATAAAGAAATGGTTAAAGAAGTTCAAACAAATTCAATTGAATCACCACCAAACCTTTTCAACCCTAAAGACATGGTTTACTTGGTTCATGATTTTGAACAACTCCCTAGAATGGTTACAAAGATTGTGATTGATGATTTGGGCGTGATGTATGAGGTGGCCAGCGGAACAGATATTTCCGTTCACTACAACTTTGAATTAAGTAAAACCAAAACAGTTTTTTAATCATGAGCCTACTCGAGAAATTAAAAGACAGATACAAAAGACATCTTGACAAACGCCAAGATAAAAAAGATGTTCAGAAAATCATTGCTGATTACAACCTAAGTGACCCGCACGAACAGGTTAGACTTGTAAATGAGTTTACACTGATCTACCAAAAGAAAAGCACACTTAACCGCAAGCAACGCGATATAGTCAGAAAGAAAATACTTTTCATGGCTGAAAATAAAATCTTAGAAGTTAAGTAAATCCATCAATACCATTGCTAACAGAAGCTGAAATACTAGAACTTGAAACTCTTCTGAAAGAAAGAGAAATTGATATTAAACGTAAGCGATTAAAGACTATCGGTGAAGATACGAATCCAAACTACCAGCTTCTTTTTAATGCCATCAATGAGCAAAAGTATAATGAATTAGGCGAGTTAATTTCAGGGTGGCGTGGTTGTGCATTGGAGGGTTCCTCTCGTTCCGGCAAAACGTGGTCCGGTGTTGATATAATCGTATGGCTTGCTCTTTATTATGAGCCAAACGGATGTACAATAAACATTTACCGGCAAACCTACAACGAATTTAAAACAACGCTTTATGATGATTTCAAACGCCGGCTTGATGATTATGGATTGCCAAATCCTTTTCATACAGCCAAAGAAATAAAAAGCTTCAAGATAGGCAAAACAACCATTTACTTTCTTGGTGATGGAAAACATGGTGGAGGTTGTGACTATGCTTTCTTTAATGAAATGATGTTCATTGAGCAGCATGTATTTGACCAAACAGAAATGCGTTGCCGTAAGTTTTGGTGGGCAGATTACAACCCATCAGTTACCGAGCACTGGTTCTTTGATAGAGTTTTGTCACGTCCTGATGTTGGGTTTTTGAAAACAGTATACCAGGATAACAAATACATTTCCGTTCAGGAGAAAAACAAAATACTTTCCTACGAACCATGGAAGCCCGGTTCATACATCGTCAAAGAAAGTGAATTGCTTTGTTACAATAAGCAAACCGGCAAGATTGAATTAGTAAGCAAAACCAATCAACCGCCACCTCATCCATCAAATATTGAGAATGGAACTGCCGATGAGTTCATGTGGAAGGTTTACGGTCTTGGATTGCGTGGTGCCATGAAAGGAGTGATATTCAATCACGTTACTTGGATTGATGAGTTTCCGGACATTGCCTACATTTTTACTAATGACTTTGGATTTACAACAGATCCAAACTCTTTTAATAAATATGCTGAAGATGAACACAACATTTGGATTGAGCCTCTATGCTATGAACCAATTGAGACATCTGAAGAACTGATTGGTGTGATGGATGCTCATTCAGTAAAAAGAAATTCAGATGATTTTAATCTTGATGGTGATTTGGTTATTTGCGACAGCTCCGATAAGTACACCGGAGAAAACAAAGGAACGGTGGAAATGGTAAGAGCTTTGAAAAAAGCACTATTCAACGCTTCAAAGGTCAGTAAAACTAAATCGGTGATGTTCTGGTTGAACTCAATGAAGTCTAAAAAGATTCACATTGTAAAAAATCATCTATACAACCAGGTTAAAAAGGAAAAAGAAAACTACAGAATGCGAGAAATAAACGGCATAGCAATCAATCAACCAATTGATTTGTTTAACCACTTCTGGGATTCTTCAAGATATGGCCACATGGCTTATAATTCGCAAAACAGAGTACACAGAACAGAACAATCACTCCCTGAATTGGGCATAAACTATTAGAAAACATGGAAGAATTAGAAGTGTTATTGGCAGGACCGGCAGACAAGGCTATTAAAGTTTTGACTTCCCAAAAAAAAGATTCTGCAATCATTCAGAACTACATCAAAGAGTTCAAAAATCAAGACAGAACCATCCGGGCTTCTCAGGTTGGCAGCATCCAAAAGGATAAAGCAGTAGGAAAGGGGGAAAATTCAAAAACAGTTAAGGCGATTCGCTCTATTGTCAATTATCAAAAGAAAATCGTTACTACTGCATGTGCTTTTGAGGTAGGAGAGCCCGTTACATTGGTTGCTGACAAACCAAACGATTTAACTGAAGAAGTTTTACGTCTTTGGGAAGATAACCGTATGGATGATAAAATTCAAAAGGCAAAAATCATACAAAAAAGCCACACAGAATGTGCGATTCATTTCTATATTCAGGAAACAATCAATGCTGAAGAGAAAAAAGTGAACGACATCAAATCTAAATTGCTAACAAACGAATTTGGAGTAATGTCACCGTATTTTGATGAAACGGGAGACATGATTGCTTTTACTTGGGCTTTCAGCGTAAAGAATTCAGAAGAAAAAACCATAAAACACGTATGGATTTGGACTGATAAACTTTGCTATAAGTATTCTGATGAATCAGGAACTTTTACATTCGTTGATAATTTGCCTCATGGATTCAATAAAATTCCAATCGTTTACATTTCTCAGGATTTCCCAGAATGGAATGAAGTAGTGAGCCTTATTGACCGTTACGAAACTGCACTTTCAAAACTTGGAGCAAGTAACGACTATTCAGGTTATCCATTATTGAAGTTGTACGGAGAGGTTAAATCAATGCCTGACCGTAACGATGACGGTAAGACTTTGAACTTCCCAATGAAAGAAGTTGACGATACCGGCAAAACAATTCACGGTGATGCTGAGTTCCTGACTAATTCAAACGCACCGGAAAGCGTTAAACTAGAAATGGAGACTTTGGAAAACTTGATTTTTGCATTGTCATCGACTCCCAACTTATCATTCGACAACATGAAGGGAAGCATTGGCAATATTTCAGGTGTTGCTTTAAAGTTACTTTTCTTAGATTCAATGATCAAGGCTAAGATGAATGAAGGCGACAATAGAACGATGATTCAAAGAATAATCAAAATATTGATTTCAGGAATTGTAACCACTACTCAAACCAAGCTAAATACTCAATCAAGAGAAACGGTTATAAAAGTTCAGTTCAATTCTATTCTTCCGGATGATTTGAAAGAGGCTGTTGATATTGCAAGTGCTGCGGTTAATGCAGGAATTATGTCTAAAAAAACAGCTGTTGAACACTTAGGCATGACCGATGATTCTGAAGAAGAATTAAACACAATCAATTCAGAGCAAACAGTAACTGAACCAACAAACCCAGAGCTATGAAAAGTAAATTGATAAACACAGGTGTTTTAGTTGGAGGAATAATTCTCTCCATCAGTCCAATAGTTTGGATTTGGTTAGGCTGGTCCTTGTTTTGGAGGACAGCACTAACCGGACTGTTTATTCTTTTGATGATGGTCATTTTCAATTCAGCAAACCAATTAAAAATTAAGTAACTTATAAAATATAAACCGCTCTCAAAAGGAGCGGTTTTTTTTCTTTTAATGAAACTTATTTAGAATGATTCTAAATAGAATAAAATTTTATTACATTTGTAATCATTATTATAACAACTAAAACTTTTAAATCATGGCAGTTAAACCAGAAATTATTAAGGCTAGACTTAAGGCTTTGTTTCCTAAGGCTAACTTATCACAAAAAAGGTTAGACGCTTTAGCGGCTAAACTTGCTCCAATGCCGGCAGACAATGCAGATGATGCTGCGGTTGATGCTGTGTTGAACCAAGCGAATGACTTTATGTCTTTTGAAGAAATTGCAAAAGAAGATGATCGAGTAAGAACATTAGAGGCAAAAGCTAATCCAACACCCGCTCCTGCACCAGCACCTGAACCAACGCCTGCTCCAACTCCGGCACCTGCTCCTGCAAATCCGAATGATGATACACCGGCATGGGCAAAATCGCTGATTGAATCTAATCAGAAATTAACCGCTGATTTAGAGGCCATCAAAACCGGAAAGATAACAGAAATAAAAAAGCAGACTGCACAGACTGTTTTTGAAGCTTCCGAAATTTTAAAGGGATTGAAGCCTGAAATCAAAACAAGCTGGCTTAACAGAATTGACGTTAATGCTGAAACTCCTATTGAGGATCAGGTGAAAAGTCTTGAAACAGAATTTACAGAAATTCGGCAGGAAATTGCTAGTTCAACTAGATATGCCGGTGCTCCACCTTCTTTTTCAGATAACAATAACGCTCCTTCTGCCGATGATGTAAAAGCTGTTGTTGACGCTTTAATCTAGTAATTAACCCAAAAAAAATAAATTATGTCAGGTACAACTGCAAATTTACAAGACACACCCCAAAGTGTAGATACCAGCAACGACGGAATCGTTATTGTTGCGAATCTTGAAACTATTCCGGGTGGAAAGACATTAGATGTTACAGGTTTCGCTCCTGCCGTTATTCCGGCTGGTCACCTTGTAATTGAAGAAACTTCTACAGGAGTTTTAAAACCAATGCCTGTTTCAGGAGCTGCTTACGGCTCTTTACCAGGCAGTCACACCTATAAAGGTGTTGTTGTTGCGAGCATTTTAACTGCAAAACCTTTTGCATCAGTATTGGTGCGTGGTTCTGTAAACGGAAATGCCTCTACGTATGCTATCGCATCAGTTCTAACGGCTGTTAAAGCAGCTTTACCATTAATCAGATTTACAAAAGACTAATAGAACATGGAAAAATCATTATTTGTACAGTTTGCAGCTTTCTTTAAAGCAATTGCAAAAGACATTGTAGAGCGAGTTAATGGTAAAAAAACACCTTTAACCTATCTTCACAAGGAAATGTTGACTAAAGAATTGTCAACAGATTTGAAATGGCAAACCTTAAACGTTGACGGATCAGTAGTTTCTGCTGATGTTGTATCAATGGATTCAGCTTTACCATTGAAAAAGAGAGACTCATTCGGAACTGCTTCAGGAGACATTCCTAAGCTAGGGATGAAATTTGCTTTGAACGAGAAAACAATGTCAGAAATTGACGTTCTACAAGCTAGAAATGTGGAAAGCAAAGTATTAGTAGGTAAAATTTTTGCAGACACTTCCAAAGCTATGTTTGGTATCTATGAGAAATTAGAATTCATGTTCTTACAAGCATTGTCAACAGGTGTAACCTTAGTTGATGATGATACAAATGTTGGAACTGGTATTCGTGTGGATTTTGGATATAAAAACGCTAATAAGTTTGGAGCAGTTTTACCGTGGTCAGACACTAATGCAAAACCAATCGATGATATTAAAAGAGTTGTAAGAGAGGCTAAAGCCAAAGGAAACACTCCAACAATATTGATGATGGATGAATCCACTTTTGATTCGTTAGCTGCTAATCAACAAACACGTGAGCAATATGCATTCAGCCAAAACTTTGTTGGGTCACAAATTCCAGTGCCTGATTTAGAGCAAGTGAACGCGATGTTGCAAAAACGTTACAAGCTAACAATTATAGTAGTTGATAGAAGTGTTGTAACAGAGCGTGACGGTGTAAGAACAGTTCAAACTCCATGGGCTGCTAACAAAATTGTTTTCTTAGAAAGCACTAAAGTTGGTAAATTGGTTTATGGTATTTTGGCTGAGGAAACACGTCAAAACAAAGCGGTCATGTATGAGAAAGCAGATGACTTTATTTTGCTTAAAAAATGGCATTCTCCGGAACCATTTGCAGAATACACTTCTTCTCAGGCTTTAGTATTACCGGTAATCAACAATGTAGACAGCATCTATATCTTAGATGTTCAAGAAGCTACTTTAGACGTACAAACTGAGGGAGACGCTAACTTCCTATACAAAACAGTAAGTAAAACTAAAGTTGCGGTAATAGCTGCCTTGAAATTGGCTGAGCCTAAAACCAAGCTTACAGTTGCTTCAACAGATGCTGCAATCTTAAATGCTATCAACGCATTATCAGATGAGCAAGTATTGATTTTTGAAGCTAATATTTAATCATAATAACTAGCATATTCTGAGAAATCGAATATGCTAGTTAAATTTAAAGCTTATGTATAGCCAAGAAAGCACAACAGTATTGATCAACAGGATAGGTTGGGGTTTGCCACAAGAAGCATCCTTTGTACTTGCGTTGACTGACGCAAACAAAATAGGAACTTCAGGAAGAAACTTCAATGCATTCCACCAACTTGTTACTGTTGAGAATGTTTTGGCTTCTATCGAGGATTCAAGTGCAAATGCACAAGAGTTCAATGCGATTCTTTCAGAAATCAGAAAACAGGCCGTTCTTTCAGTAGTTCCAATGATACTTGACAAACACAAAGACTATGATCCTGCAGTTGATTATTCAAGCATCATAACAGATCAAGCAGTATTGTTTGATGATGCCATTGGATATAAAGTTGCTATTTCGGTCCTTGAATCATTTATGACTACCAAAAGAAGAAACCTTGCTGAAATTAATGCAAAGCTCGCAATTGCCAACTTAAAGTTGGAGGTAGAAGGTTACAGAAACGAAACAGGTGCAATGGTTGCAAAGGGATTGGTTCAAAAGCTTGATTATGCGATATACAAAGCTTCAAAAAAGATTTTCCCGTTCAAGGTATTAATCGATGGAACAAACGTTTGGTAATGAATTACAATAACTACAAAGCCGTTGGAATAGACAAAAAGATTCTTCTTATTCAAAATGTTTTGAATGAGAAACTTGGATTTTCAAATGTTGACTTCTATGGCCGTGTACAACGTACATTACAGAAAGACGGTAAAACATTCATTCCGGAGGTGCATATATCAAACACTGAAAGAAAATGTGTTTATTACAATGATCAGGTTGCATTGGGTGGTAATGTATTTTTCATTGATGATACATTACACAGAGCCTTAACAGGTAATCAATTTGAGGTGAAAGTGAAAGTTGTTTTCATGCTAAATCTAAACAACCTTATTTCTGGCACCAATTACAGACAAGATGCTGAGATTCAAGAAACTTGTTTAAAGTTCATCAAAAGCCTTCGCATTATGGAAGTTACGGAGCTTGAAAAAGGTCTTTCTAATGTATTGAAAGGATTTAGTTTAGAGCCTATCAAAACAAACGACATTCAGCCTTATCACTGCTTTTCAATCAATGGCATAATCAAATATAATTTTAATTGTTAACCTTATAAATAACATACACTATGAGTTTAATCGTAGAATGCTCAAAAGCTGAGCAAAGTCAAAAAAATACCGGTGCCAAAGAGCAATGCTTGGAAGGTGTTGTTATCCGTCACGCACTTGCTCCAGACACGCAAGAGTTTGCAACGGTAACAGAAGCCAAAACATTGGCCACTTGGAAAACGCAAGTTGCAGCAAAACAAATCATTCCTCTTTATGAGATTGAAGAGTTGGCTGTTGCTGATACAGAAGATACTTTCTTCGAAGGTCGTGAGAAACGTTACAGAACAGCGACTGGTAAAAAAATCAGAACGTTCAACTGTTTCTTAGGTTTGTGCTCTCATAACGCTCTTAAATCTTACAACGGTAAGAAAATGAGAATTTATGAGTTTACAGATGCTCAGGAAATCAAAGGAACTACTCCTGATGGAACAAAAGTTCGTGGCCAATTAGTAACAATTGAAGTTGGAAAACGCATTGATGCAATGCCGGACAAACCAGCTTACACTCCTGTTACTTTAACCTATGCTGATTTCAACGAGTTTGAAGATAGCGGTGTAATCTTAAAACCAACTTGGTCACAAATCGAAGTACAAGGTATTTACGATGTTGAACTTACTTTGGTTTCTGCTTCTGCTACATCTTTGAAATTTACAGTTTCTGCAGGTTGTTCAGGTGATGATAAAATAGCATCTTTCGATACTGCTGATATCACATTGAAAACCGCTGCTGGAGTTGCTGTAACGCACACATTTGTTGCTGCAGATGGAAATGGAGTGTATGAACTTACAGGAACAGGTTTTGTAAATACACTTGTTATTGACTTAAACGGAATTGTTACACAAACTGAAGCTATTTACGAAAGTACTGGCGGATTGTCTGTGACCGGAATATCTTAATAGATTTTCCAAATGGCAAGGCACAAGTATAAAGGTATCACTTTTGCCGAAGGTTGGAGTGGTACATTTGAACAGTTTAAGTCAGAGTTTGAGAATACTCATGTGTTTAAAAACTTAGAACCAAAGCAAAGATTGGCGGAAATGAAAAAGGTTTTCAATACGATTACCAAAACAGATCCACCAAAGGAAAAGTAAAAGTTTTATTTACTGTATAAGAGGCCGTATAAGATGATTATTCATTTTATATCGGCCTTTTTTATAAAAAACAATCATGGCCACATTTCAAGACCAACTGATAAAAGCAAATAAAATCGATTCTAATATAGTATCGAAGGAGTTGTTTGATTTTATCCGGGCCATATCTAAAGAACTCGTTGAACTCAATAAGAAACAAATTAACGAAGATTCTCAGGACATCTACGGCAAAGCAATTGGTTTCTATTCCAGAGCTACCGAGTTCCTAACATTGGGAGTAAAGAAAGCGGGTGAACCATTTACCGGAGAAGATACCGGCTCATGGCTTTCAAGGTTTTATGTTACCGTTTTGGATAATACTTTTTTCTTTGGAAGTACCGACCCTAAAACCGATGACATTTTAGATTCTCCTTATTGGCTTTCATCCGATTTATTCGGACTTACAGATGAAAATCTGCAAATGGTTATCGATACAAAGTTCCTGCCTTTCATTAAAGAATATTATAGAAAATCACTCGATTTATGATTTATACCTCACTTAGAATATTGCCAATGATTTTGTTTGATGAGATTCTTTCATCAGGAAATTATGCATTGCTTTCCACTGAACCAAACTTAACAGAAGAAGATCTTCTTTCGTTAAAAATTCTTTGGGAGGAATTACATGAACAGTACCAGGAGAAGTATAACAAAACAGGAAAAAACAAATACTTCAATGTTGATCGTGAGGTTTCCTATCAGGCGAATAGGTTTACATTAATCAATTCTGCATGTGATTCATTGTTGTTTGATAAGAATGATTTATTGATAAACTTTTTAATTGAAGAAGGATATTCAATAAAAAACTCAACCTACTTAGTAGATATTGAGCGAGTAAAAAAGCAATCACAAGGCATCCTAATAAAAATCAACACTTTGGTTGATACACTTCCAAAACCAAAGCCCGGACAATCGAAAGAGGCTGAGTATTCTATTGTAGATATTATGGCCGGCTATGTTTCTGTATTGGGTTTTGACTTTGATTTCTACACTATATCCGTTGAAAAATTTAAGTCCATTGAAAAAACGGTACATAATAAAATGAAGGCGATGGAGAATAACAAACCCACCAAAAAGAAATAACTATGTCAACAGGTCAAATTACACGCAAAGAAATAATTGAAGATGAAGCTTTACGATGGGGCGAAGATTACGCAAAGCTCATGGAAAAAGCGATCGGAAAAAATAAAGAATTTGTTGAATCTATTTTGGCATTGAACGAGGCAAACAAACAATTGAGAGCTTCCGGTAACCAAAAGGAATTGGCAGAAAATCAACGATTGGCAAATGTGCAAGGAGAAAAGGCTTTAGGTATTTGGAAGGAGCAGAACCAATTAGAATTGGCTTTAATTTCTACCAAAAGAAAGAATCTTTTAGCAACGGAATCAACAAATAGAGCACTTGTAAAAGAACGCACTGCACTTGCTGAAACCAATAAGGAAATCAAAGCACAAGCACGTGAGCAACTTGGCTTGATTGGTTCTTATGAAAAGCTAAATAAGTCGCGTAACGATGCTCAAAAGCGTTTGGGTGATTTGCTTTCTGCTGAAAAGAAATCAACTGCAGAAGTAATCAAGGCTCAATTGGAATTTAATAAGCTTGATGCTCGAGTAAAGGCCGTTGATGCATCGCTGAAAAACTATTCTAAGAACATTGGTAATTATCAAAGTGCCTTTCAAGGCTTGGGAGGAACACTACGGGATTTAACCTCTGCTTTTGGTATAGTTACCGGTATTGCTTTGTTTGGCCAGATCGTTGGCGATATCACTTCAACCATCAGAGAATTTGACCGTCAATTAATTGCTGTTGGAAAAACAACTAACATTTCCGGTAAAGAATTGGAGCAATTTGGACGTGAAGTAGTTCAATTGGGTAGTGATTTAGATGGTGTTTCCGTTCAAGGATTATTGTCTTCTGCGGAGGTTGCCGGGCAGTTAGGAGTAAAAGGAACAGAAAACATTTTGAAGTTTTCAACAGCTATTGAGAAACTTAAATTAACTTCGGATATTATCACAGAAGAGCAAGTACAATCATTTGCTCAATTCATCGAGGTATCTGCTGATAGCTTTGAGAATGCTGATAAATTGGCATCTGTAATCACTCAGTTAGGCAACAACTTTGCCACTACTGAAGCTCAAATTCTTTCCAATGCAACAGAGATTCAAAAAGGTATTGCGGTTTACGCAACCAGTGCTGAGGGTGTTTTAGGTCTTGGAGCTGCCACTGCATCGTTGGGATCAGAAGCGGAAAGCTCACGAAGTGCGATTCAATCCACTTTTGCAGTAATAAATAATGCTATTGCCACCGGTAAAAATCTTCAAAACGTTTTAAAATTAACCGGGTTAACGCAAGCAGAACTATCCAAACAATTCAACAAAGATGCAACGGGTGTATTTGTGAAGTTTGTGGGTGGACTTGCCAAAGCCAAAGAAGAAGGGCAAAATCTTACTTTAGTTTTGAATGATTTAGACATCACCGAAAAAAGAGCTTTCACGGTTGTAGGTTCTTTGGCTGCTAATTATGATGTGCTTGCAAATTCTGTAGCAACGGCCACAGAAGAATACAAAGTAAATGAAGCATTAAATAGAGAAGTTGTAGCTGCTTCCGAATCAATCAATTCTATATTAAGCGACATAAACGACCAATGGGAGGCCTTTGTTTTATCAACCAATGATGCTAATGATGGTACCAAAATAATCACTAATTCTTTAAAGTTCCTTCGCGACAATTTGCAAACCATTATTGCTAATTTCCTGAAATACGGAGCTGTTGTTTTGACTTTTGTTGGAGTAATGCGAATTGTAAATTTTACAATGGGAGCATGGACAGCATTACAAGGAGCTGCAACTGCTGCACAAATAAACTTTGCATTAGCTACCGGAATTGGAACTAAATCAATCCTTGCACAAGCTGCAGCAGTTCGAGCAGCTACAACTGCTCAAACAGGTTTAAATGTAGCAATGACCGCAACGCCTTGGGGAATTGTTTTAGCAGCTCTTGCGGCTGCCGTTATCGCTTACAAGGTTTTCAATGATGAGTTAAACGAAACGGAAATCAGAACCAATGCCATCAAGAAAGCAGTTGAAACATTAGGAGAAACAGAAGCGTATTATGCCGAACAAAGAACCAAAGGCCGTGACAATAATTTCAAGCAAATTGAAGATGAGATTGCACTTAGAAAAGCTCAAGGCGAAAACTCGGATAAGTTAGACAAAGAAGAAATTGCTAGAAAAAAAGCAGTTACAGAAGCTCAATTAAAAGTGTTTTTAGATTTAAAAGCTGTTGAAATCGAGCGGACCAAAACACAAATTGAGGAATCTAACAAACGTGTTGCTGTTGCTCAAAATGAAGTAAATTCAATTAATAAGTTTGCTTTATCAAATCCTTTTGGAGAATCAAATAAAGAGAAGGAACAGCGATTAATTCAATTAAAAGCAGAGAATGATGCACGTCGTGCCACTTTGCAAGAACTCAATAAATTAACTGTAGAAGAATCTAAAAAATTAAACAAGGTTCTTGAGGATTTAGACAAACAAAAGGCTTTGAAAGATGCTGAGACAGTATCAGAAACCAACGAAAAATTAAAACGTGAAGCGGAAAAAAGAAGAAAAGAATACCTTCAAAACCTTCAAGAACAGGACAACGCTGAATTTAAATTACGTGAGTTCCGTTTAAAGAATTTAGCTGAAATTGATCGCCAATATGCCGATAGTGATTTAAATCCATTCGACCAACGCCTTGACGCCTTGCTTGAAGCAAATCAATTGGAATTATCAATTTCAAGAGAAACAGCCGAACAAAAATTAAAAGACATTTCCCGTTACACAGATTCAGTTCGTGATTTGAGTAATGAGGAAATACGGATTTTATTGGAAGGCGGTACCATTAAAAAAGAATTGAACAACCAGGAGAAATTAGTTTTAGAACAATTTGAAGCCGATAAAACTAAGATTGTTGTTAAAGGAAATGAAGACCGTGAAAAGTTGGTGGATAATCAGGTGAAGCTTCTTCAGAAAGGAATTACCAGCAACTTGCTTACTGATGAAACAGAGCTAAACAAACAATTGACCGCTCAAAATAAACTTTACAAAGCCAATTTGCAAATCATTAAAGATTTCTATGCACAAAAAGAGGCGTTGGATGGGTTTAATCTTGCTGACTATGATGCGATGCAAAAAGAAATGCAGGACCTGACAACGGCCAACGAGCAGGAAATGTTTGAGATTAAGAAGGAATTCGCTTTGAAAGGCTTAAAGATGCAGATTTCTGCAATTGAAGCATTATTAAAGGCACAGGATGCTTTACCTGAAAATGAGCGTATCTCAGCGGAGAAAAGAGCCGAAATCGAAAATCAACTTTCTAAGGCAAAGCTTGCAATGTCAGAGGAAGAATTGAAGAAGTATGAAGAAAATGCAGATGACCGGGTTAATATTGAAGAAGAAACTACTGCATTAATCAAGCAACTTTCACAAGATTTATACAATGCTTTAGGAAATTTTGTCAATGCAATATTTGAGGCTAAAATAGCCAACATTGATAATGAAATCGCTGCAAATGATGAGTATTATGCCAAACAAATTGAGCTGGCCGGAAATGATCAACGTCAAAAGGATTTATTGACACAAGAATCAGAAAAGAAACGTAAAAAACTAGAAGAAGAAAAACGAAAAGAGCAACGCAAGCAAGCCATTTTTAATAAAGCCACTGCAATTGCAGAAATAGGAATCAATACTGCTGCCGGTATCATGGCTACAATCAAAAATTTAGGATTGCCTTTTGCAACACCTTTTGTTATTGCAACGGGTTTACTCGGAGCTCTTCAAGTAGCTACCGTTTTGGCCACTCCAATTCCTAAGTATGAAAAAGGAACTAAGAACCACAAAGGAGGTTTTGCAGAAGTAGGAGAGGTACGTCCGGAGGTAATTATCGAGCCCGGTAAAAAACCTTATGTTGTCGATAAGCCAAGTATTTTGAATCTGAAAAGAGGAACTGAAGTTGTTCCATCGATTCCGGAGTATGAGGCAATGATGCGAGCTTCTTATATGGCATCATTAGATATGCAAGGCCAAAAATTAAGCTCGGCCACAAGTGAAATGATTTTTGATAGCAGATTCAATCAAGAAATTTTGGAAGAATTAAAGTTAAACAGAAAAGCTACTGAGCGTCAAAGAACTTCTTTTAACTTAAAAAATGAGGTTAATTTAGGTTACGAGATTTGGAGATTAAAAAACATAAATTGGTAATCTATGAATACAATAGACACAGGTTATAAGGAGCGAGTAAAATACATCATTTCATGTGAAGGATTGGGTTCAATGGAAATTGTGGACCCGATAGGATGGAATGATGATCAGAAAGAATATGCACGTAATGAAAAGTACCACGGCATCATAGCGAAGTTCTCAAACAACTTGACTTTTATCGAAAATGGTGCAGACTTCATCACAACTGCTTTTGCATTGTATGATATCAAAGCTAAGGTACGATTGGAAAAATACATCATGCATCCAAAAACAGACCTTTGGGAACGAGAGTATTGGGGCTTCTTGGATATGTCAACCAAAGAAAGTGAAGGCAAGGAAATAAAAATAAAATTCAATTCAGGTGGATTAGAGCAAGATTTAAAAGTTAGAGAAGATGATTCTTTTGAAGTTGAGAGAGAAACTACAGCTAGCGGAACAGCACTTGAGCCATTGGTTCCAAGTGTGGTTGATATCGATGGAAGAAGAATATTTTTAAAATCAAAATGGGATGCTGATGAAATAAACAACAGCATTACTTTAAGCGTGTTTTCAGACGACGGTAACACTCGGAATATTACAAAGCCATTTCCTTTAATGAACATTGTTTCTTCACACGAACAGGCTCAAAGTAACTTAGTAAATGCTGAAGGTACTGAAAATATATCCACCGGCGGAATGATGATTTTCAACGTTGCCGACAGAACCAGAGTATTGAAGTTTAAAGGTGAAGGCATCAAGTTTAAACCGGTTGTAACTAGATGGGATTATGATTGGGCTTTTGCCAAACTATGCCTCACTGTTTACGAAAATGGTGTTGATTATAATCTGAAAAACAGAATAGATTTGTTTGATTCTGATGATAACAGTCGAATTGATGGCATTCACAACGCATTACAAACACTAAACTTTGAGCAAGAAATTACTGTCGAACAGGGTGATTCAGTTGCATTAGAATTTTATATAAAAGCTGATTTAAAAAACTTTGTAGGTGCAGGAGCTCGCTTCACAGTTAACTTTCAAGAAATAGCCGGAAAAGTATTTTTGGAAGAAGATAGCGTTTACCCGGCCACAACATCAAAGTTCATATTGGTTCATGAATTATTGGACCGGTATTTAAAAATATGCACCAATAAATCAAACATCTTTAAGTCCAATTTTTATGGCAGAACTGATTTAGGTTATCCTTCAAATGGTTACGGAGCTTATCTTGGAGTTACGCACGGCTTTTGGATTCGTGGATTTGAAAAAGATGAAGAAGAAATTGAGAATTCAGAAAACAAATACAAGCCTTTGACAACTTCATTCAAAGACATCATCGAATCATTGATAGCGGTTCACAATGTTGGTATTGGAATAGAAACGATCGGAAATAAAGAAACTGTTAGGGTGGAGGACTTAAAGTATTTTTATCAACCAAAAGTTACTATTAAGCTTCCAAATCAGGTGCAAAAGGTAAAGAGAACTATTTTGTCAAAGAAGTATTTTTCTTCAATTGAGATTGGTTACAGTAAAGGAGGTGACTATCAAGAAGCGTTTGGACTTGATGAACCCAATGGAAAAACAACCCTTACTACAATCATGGATACCGTGAAAGAGTTTTATACTGCTTTATCAAAAATTAGATCCGACGGTTACGGAATTGAATTCACAAGAAGAAAGCCTTACATTGAGTTTTCAACAGAAGATACTCCTTCAGATGAAGATTTATTCTTTTTAGATACAAAGCCCGGATTTACAAACTTTGTTTTAAGAAAATATGCGGATGATTTTGAGCAAATACCTACAGGTATCTTTTCTCCTGAAACAGCTTTTAATTTACGATTGTCTCCGATCAATAATTTGTTACGTCACGGTTGGTTCATTGGTTGCTGCTTGACTAAATATCCTTATGAATACATTCGTTACGGTTCATCAACAGCCAATAGTAAATTGAGAACTAAGCTTGTGGGAAAACCTGAGTATGCCGAAAATGACAATATTTTAAATAGTGATTTGCAACGGCCACGTTTCTTAACTGAAGAAATTGAGTTTGAACACAATGTAGATTTTGAAATCATGCAATTGGTTGAAGGATTTACAACAGATGAAAACGGTGACAAAATACCTAATCTCTACGGATTGATTGAGTTTGTAAATGAAGATAACCAAATTGAAAGAGGTTATTTTATGAACTTGAAACCAAATAAAGAAGGCAACTGGAAATTAATTAAAGCTAATATTTAAAACTATGTTTAGTAAAATAACAATCACATTTAACGAGGAGTTTACTGTTGGTAAAACCTTGACTATCGATGCTTCAAACGGAGGTTTAGATACTATTATGCTATCAAATTTTGTAACTTTAAGAATAGGACTTTATCAAGTTACGAGCAACATTAGAATTTTAGAAGACGAGGACTATGTTGTAGGAGCGAGTACTGCACAAAATTTCAGAACTGCTTTTTTATTGGATTATCCGGGATTATATTCTGTTGTAAGAACAGCAAATGTTCTAGTTATCGAGGCTTTAATTGATTCAATAATTTTCAATAGCGGAAGCTCAACCGGTGATGCTGATTTTGTGATAGAGAACTTTGCCTCTGATCCTTTCACGCTAACTTCAATCACAACTTCTACAGCATCATTAAATCCATGTGCTAATGTAAAAGTATCGATTCTTTTTTCAGAAGCTCCAACAAAGGTAACTTTACCTTTTCTCATAAATGACAATGAAGATAACCCAGTTGAGTTTGACTGGCCAAGAGGTACAACATTTAATTTAGATGCTGAATTAACACCCGAACAAAAGGTGATTCGTTCAAATGTCCGAGTACCTCCATTATTAAATTCTGAGGGTGAAATTTCAATTATTCAAACACCAAACGGAGGAACTTTATCTGCAGCTATTTTAAATTCAACAATTTTAGTTGTTGAGTTTTCTTTAGATGGCATAAATTGGCAATCATCAAACGTGTTTTCAGGATTAGAAGCCGGAGAATATACTTTACGCATTCGCGACCAGTTTGGATGCGTGAAACAACGTACAAACATAATTGTAACCGAGGTTGGAGAATTAAATGGCAATCAACCATTTTTCTATATCAGCAAATCAAATTCAATAAGATATGCTAATCGAATTATTTTTGGAGAATCAGCCAATTATAAGAACGATGAAAACACATTAAGCTGTGAGGCTGATGTTGAGGTTCCTTACATGGAAATACAACCCTTTCAATCAGCTGACGTGGTAACTACACAATTCAAATCGAATTATTCAGAGAATTTGGCAAATGTAGTTCTTGCCAATGGTTCTGAGGTTTCAATTCCGGTAATTCAAAAGACCTCCAACATTGGATTAAAAGACAAACGCGATGCACGAAAATTCAATTTAGGAGGTGGAAAAATAGGAATTTATTTCACTTCAGGAAATAAGTACAATTACGACACCAATGCAGTAGAATCAACCTATGAATTGAATGGAAGATTACCGGCGTTTGCGAAGGCAGGAAATTACATTTTCTTTGATTTGAATTGGTATTTAATTAGCGGTGTTTTGTATGTAGAAGAAAAAAACGCCGATGTAATTGAAGTGATTGGTGTTTATGAAGGTTCAGATGTGGCCACTATTGTAAGTTGTGTTTACAACCTTTTCAACTACGAAGTGTATGAATTTGCCATCGATATGGTAGATTATTTGAACGAGCAAATTAGAGTTCGAATTAATGCGAATGATACAGTTTTCCAAGATTTAGTTTTCCTTTCGGAAAGGATAGAAATAAAAGTTAGACATGAAAAGACAGTTGAGGTGTTGTATTACAACGAAGAAAACACAGATATTTTCTATCAGACAGGCATCCGCAATAAAATTAGAATGTTTTTAAACCGTAAAAATTCAATTGTAGAGGCCGAAAACGAACTGCATAAAATGGACAATAGCACCATAGTTTTAAGCGGAAAACAAATTGAGGGCGATGAGTTTGAATTTGAGCCCGTATCAAAAGAAATCATGCGAAAGCTTTGTCAGGCATTGGCTCATAAGTTTTTGTTTATAGATGGGCAGCAATATGTTTTAGATGGCTCTCCGGATGTTGAAGGTCCGATTGAACGCTCAAACCTACACGTTGTAAAAGCCAAGCTATTAAAATCAGGCGAACCATTCAGAAACAATGGAAACGAATTTGGATTTGATACAACCAATATTGATATTCCGGGATTAATTGAAACGGAAGATGGATTTGTGAAGTACTAATTCTTATTAAGGCGAATTCGCCACAATTAAAAAGCCTCTAAATAGAGGCTTTTTTTAAACGTACTGCGTAAGCTCGCCTTTATTTCACGTGATTAGCTGACCACGTGCGGACGTTTTTTATTGTATGGATACATTTTTTGTGGTTGGAATAGCAATAATCATTTCCTTTTGAAGTTCCAATTCTCGTATTTTTTTTATAGAATCAAAGTAGTTTTCAAGAGTTATATTTTGCACCACTTCTTTTTGAGATTCAAATACTTTTTTGGCTCTTGATAATTTTTCCTCTATTCTCACTTCTTCAAGTTTTTAAATTCCTCGCCATTCACATGAACGCTTCTATTGTCATAATGATGATGATGCACGCTTTTATCTACAAAAGTATTACTGTCATTGTGTTTAGGGAATAAAGCATTTCCAATCGCTTTAAATAGCAACCAGCAACCTCCAACGCAAACAACAAAGAGAATGAATATCAACATGATGCAAATTTATAAAATATTACATTAGAATTATTTAGAATGATTCTAAATAACAAATTATTACTACATTTGTCATAATCAAAAAGGCAATGCAATGCTACAGCAAATACTTCAATATCTCTCAGCAATAAACATAAAGCTTAATTCATGGGAAACTAATGCAAAAAAAACAGAAGAACTTCCTGCGTTACCGGAGATAGATGCTGAAGGTTTACTGCGTGTTTCTGTTGGAGGCGAATCAAAAAAGATGCCGTTAAGCATGATTTTAAGTGCTATTCCTGATGGTGGTTCAGGAGAATCTGCTCAAAGAAATCAAAACAACATCACTTTTACAAATGTCAATGGAGACTTTTTTGGAACTGCTGCAGCTCCAAGAACAGGAGCTTTGACAATAGATACAACGGGAGCTGTTTTAGGTGGTAATGCTTGTGTTTTTTATAACAATGCAACTTTAAATGTTACTCCAACACCTGATTTGATTGTTGGAAATTTCGCTCCCGATGAATTAAATGCAATTTTTATTTTAAGGTCTGGAGGCGGTTTTTTAATCGCTAACATTATAAATTCAGGTTCTACTCCGGGCACACCATCGGCAACGGCTCCAACAATCACAGTAACCGACCCAATATTTAACCCTAATGCACCAGCGGCAACAGCACCAACTATCACAGTAACAAACCCATAAATTAATATAAAATGGCCACAGTAAAAAAAGTAACAGTAACAGCTGCTAGTGTAGTAACAAACGATACGCTTGCAGGATATAATATTTATTCAAATATTGATGGAAAACTCAACACATCAGTAGTTGCACCCGCAACAGCAAACGCAGGAGTTGATTATTCACTGACTGATGGTGTAATTCACAACATCACTGCAAAACCAGTGGGAACTGTAAACGGCGAGTTTACAGCAGTTGCAAGTTCGGCAGTATCAGTTGACTTAACGGGTGCTGGTGCTCCTGTTGTAACCTTTGGCGAGGTTGGAACTATTAATGCGACTACTGTTGTTTTAACAGCAAACGAAAATTTGGAAGTGATAAACGTTGCAGGAGCAAACGGATTCACAATTGATAACACAGCTGAAGGAACTGCAATTACAGTTACCAATGTTCAAGTGCAATTATCAGATCCTACAAAAATACTTTTAACAGTAACAGCAGGCTTGAAAGATTCCTCTTTCGGAATAATTTCAGTTGACTACATAGGTACAGTAATTGAAGGTACTGACGGAAATCCGTTGGCTGCAATATCTAATTTAACGTTAGTGAATAACATTCCGGCAGCAGCAATAGAATTATTTGATTTTGTCAATGCGGCTTCGGCTCCAAATGAAGTAAATTCAAACTCTGGATTTTCGGTATCTACTTTAGTTCATACTGAAATTATAGGAAGCCCTACTGTCACGCCACAGCATGGAGCAAGATTTTTAGAAGTGAAATCTACCAATACCGGAATTGGTGGTGGTGATTTCTTGTCATTAGCACCCAACTTACTTGCCGCTATTCCGTTGGCGGGGGACCTATATACTTTGAGTTGTAAATATTTCATTCCAACATCTAACACGGATACTGGTCAAAAAATAGTAGGCAACACGGGAACAAAAGGCACAAGCACAATGGTTGATTTTGATTTGACTTTGTCAGGGGCAAAAGGAGCTTGGCACACTGCTTCTTTGGCTAATTTACGTATAAGTGCTAAAAACGTTCCTATTTATATGGCTTTTAGAGGTGGAAATTCAGCCACAGCTAATCAGCCTGTTTATTACGATGAAATTAAATTAACTAAAACGCATCAAGCTTCTTCATTATTCAATACCTATTCTGCAACAGAAGCCGGTGGAAAAGACAGGGTTGGCACAATTTCTTATACATGGGCTGGTGGTATTGGTGTTTTAACGGCAATAACAGATTCAAACGGACCCGGTGGAGTTCCGGGTGAAACTTATCTTGAATGGTTAGATACAGGTGCAGCTTTCAATCAAGGTAGAACTTTAAGTTTAGGATCGGGAACTCGATTAATTAAATGTAAAATCAAAATAACTGGTGGTGGTGCTTTTAGGTTAGCTGGTGGTGTTATTCTTTTAGCTGCTGATTATGCCACTTGGCAAGATGTTGAGTTTGTAAGTACTAGTGGATTTGCATTTACAACTCGTCAGGCAGCTAATGGTTCAAAATTGTTTATATCAGATATCGAAATGGGAACTGTAATAGACACAGCTTTATAATATGCGATTATTTATATCTTCATTAGGAAACAGCAATGGCACTGTGGTTCCTCCGCCTTTAGAAGCGGAGGCAACTGCACCTACTATTGAAGTTGTTAATCCTACTGAAAATATTCTTGGATGTATGAATCCACTAGCGATAAACTACAATCCGTTTGCTACTGTTAGTGACGGAAGTTGTGTTTTTGAAGAAGCGACTATTGAAGAAAATGAAGTTACTTTCATTGCTTTAATAGGTCATTCGCAAATTTCCGGCAAAGGATTTACGAATGCTCCCGGAAGCCCTACCGGTGATTATTTGCAAGAAACAGATAAGATTATAAATAATATGCAATTTGCCAACGGAACAGCTCCGTTTCAATTATACAACCCTACAACATTAGGAGTTGATCATGGACGTGAGGCATATTTGAACGCTTATTGGAAAGATTATTTAGACGATTCAAATGGTGAGCCATTGTATGCTGCAAAAACAATAGTTGTAGGAGCAGCTCCTCATTCAAAATTTATGATTGGTGGGCGTTATTGGGAAAACAGTTGGAATAATCAAATCAGACCTAAAATTAATCAATTAGTAAGTTTAGGTAAGAGAGTTTCTATTCATTTTATTTTTGACATGTGGACAGATTTAGATATATACAGCTCGGGGGCGGGTGTATATGATATAGATCATTCTCATTGGTGTGTTGCTAGGGCGTTAGGAATTAAGGAAATTAATGCAAATATAACAAGTGGTGAAAACAATGCGAATTGGAAACTGCAAATGAATAAATCATTTAACGACTATGTTGAAGCAGATACAATTCGCAGAAGCATTTCGGACGGCGTAGATGCGGCAACTGTTGATGGAGTTCACTGGAGTGCAAATTCTTTAAAAATGCACGCATTAAATCATTTAGCAGCAATAGAATTCCAACCAAAAATGAAAATCAATTGGACGGTTCCAACGATTTCAGGTTTGACAATGGCTTTTAAGCAGACAAACAATCAAAGAGGCTTGGGTTTTTCAGTTGAATGGGATGTGCCTTGCGAATGTCGTGTGTTTACCGATACTGAATTATTATACGAAAAAGAAATTTCAATATTCTCAATCGACATCAGATTGATGCGATACGGCTTTGTAACCTTAATTGGTGACTTAACCGGAATGACCCGATTTGTTGCTCCTTATACTGGAACTTGTGTGGAGTTTGAATTGGTTGACAAGTTTGTTAGCACTTTGAATTTTATTGATTTACGTGGTAATGCTCTGATTGCCGGAAATCCCGCTTTCATTGTGAGTTATTCAAACGATTACAACGTAATGAAATTGGCACAGGGATCAGTTTCAAACGGCACACTAAAAATAGCCGGAAGCGTGAATGGCTTAACAGCAGCTTCTGCTTCATATTATGCAACTTTAATTTCAAGAGGTT